ACGCAATACCTATGTTATGCACAAGCTATGCCTACGCATTACTTAAGCAACATCGTTGGCTAAAATACCAACTCAATCATAAGCTTCGATTTAAAGGCATGATAATTTAGCGACATAGATAATCCTATCATTCGCGTCACATAATTCAACAGGCAGCATTTAAAATGCGGAATTTCGTATGTTCCATACAAAAATAAAGCCTAATTTAGTTCCGAGTGTGTGCCTCCAAACATCGTATGTGTCCATACAATAGTACCAGTACCTTAAAAAAGACCCCCTCCGGGTAGCTATATGCGTGGGCTACAGAAGAAAATAGGTGTATTGACTGAATACTTTTTGCGTAGTTAGTTGGATATGTCAAAAATTGTTGTATATTTGTACCCAACTAGTGAGGTAGAGCAGTGGTAGCTTGCCGGGCTCATAACCCGGAGGTCGGTGGTTCGATCCCACCTCTCGCAATAAAAGCTAGCCGGATACCCTGAGTAGATTATTGAAGAATTGAACTCACGATGGTTTAACGAAGGCTGGTTTTTTTACTTTTAAAACGAAACGAAATGATTGAAGAAAAAGAAAAGGAGGCTATTCTGGAGGCTGCTAAAAATCCAGAGAAAGAATTAGATCGTAAATACTACAACCCAACCTTCGGTGAGAAGTTAGTTGGTATTACATTTAACCCATCCGGTGATGATAAAGTTTTGCTAGCGAAAGTTCTATGCGCTGAGCTTGCTGACCTGTTAGCTGAGAATACTCCCGCTGATGCTAGTCCTTTGCACAATATGTTAATCAATAAAGCTATTGTAGACATCCTTGACGCGCAGATGAATGTTGTAAAATGTTTAACTTTTAAATACTAGAAATATGAGAATTAGTGCAAAATTAATAAAAGAAAGAGAAGCTACTCCGGTAGTTGAGGCTCCAAAACGTAAACGTAGAACAAATGCTGAGATCGCTGCCGATGAATTAGCGGATAGAGAATCAATTAACGATTCAGTTATTAAGGCTCTTGAATTAGAAGAAGCTGCTTCATTGGTTAACTATTCTAAATCAGAGGAAGAGTAGTGACTGGCCTGAGGATCTTTATATACCATTGGATTCCAAAAGGAGAGGATAGCCTACATAGTATTGTAGGCTGTTCTTGTTCTCCTGAAAAGATAACTGAGAATGGTGCATCACAGATTGTAATACACAAGTACATCAATGGAGAAAAACGAAACGAAAAAGTTCAGGAAGATTTCAAGGTTTGGAAACTCTCTGCGTTCAAATAAAGATCATTGTTTTTTCTGCAACTGCAAACTAGATAACTATAGTCGAACTGTAGATCATCTGGTTCCTCAAAGTAAAGGAGGTATAAGATCAAATGATAATAAAGTGTTTGCCTGTAAGAAGTGTAATCAGCTTAAAGCTAACTGCGATCCATTTGAATTTAAGGCAATCCTTGAAAAAATGATAACGTTTGAATTAATGTCAAGCCGGGAAAGAGTCGGGTTCCTGAAAAAAGTCCTGATTAATGTAGATAAGCTTATAGAGAACAGAAAAGATGTTAGAGTTCGACCAACTAAAAAAGAATTACCTAGCTCATAAAACCGTAGTGGTAGGGTATAATGATAAATCAAAAGGTAAGAAAATCACATTAAATTATAACGGAACAAACAATACGATACAGCATGAGATCGACTGCCTTATTCTTAGTGAGGCTATCTCTATACTGATTCGTGACTATAAAAAGAGAGGCAATAATGATGCACACCTACTTAAGGCTGTAGTCCACAACCTTGAGCAGAACTTTATTAAAGTAGAAGATACAGTAGTAAGAGGAAGATGAGTAATCCAATAAAAGAAGAAAAAGATATAGTTGATATACTATACTTTGCACTAGAGAAGATTCCGCCGGAAGGTGTCGTTGAAAGCGAAGTTTATATTAAGTATGATGGCGAGTTCATCCATGTGGCTGATATAATCGACAAAGACTATACTCATCTGTTTGACAAACTAAAGGCTTTGAATAAATCCAAGACTAAGTTCTGTATGGTTTATAACAAATCTATGCTTAAGATGGCTCACGAGTTAAGCGGAGGCGCGCTTAAGATTATCATGTATATGATGTCTAAGCTTTCTTTCAATAACTGCGTATATGATGTTAAGTATGCCGACATCTCTGGAGAGTTAGGTATGTCTTTTCAAACAATCACCGGCGCGTTTGCCGAGTTAACTGAGAAGAAGTATTTGCTAGCTACCGGTAAAAGAACCAATATTGTTTATCACCTCAGCCCCGGTTTATGCTGGAGAGGTAGTGTGTATAATATGTATAAGAAACTTAAAATGTTCGCGGAGTAATGTCAGTTCAAGTTAGCGATTGGTTTCCAACACATGATCCTCTAGATTATACAGAGGATTTTGCTAAATTCATAGATAGTGTCAACACTGGTTGGCGTAATATGAAAAAGTACACTCCATTTGAGCTTTACAAAAAACAAGCTAGGGAGTGGATTGAGGAAGATGATCGCATTGAGAATTACATAGAAAAGGAAGATCAGGAAGATTATATCGCGCAGGAATATACCCGGTGCAAACAAAATACGTTGTACTTCGCAGATAAGTATGGCTGGTTAAAAGAGGGTAATGCCGCTGGAGGTCAAGTTAAGTATAAAGCTTGGGAAGCACAACGACTTATTCTATTTCTGTTCGATTGCGGCTACAACTGTATGATAGGTAAAGCAAGGCAGATTGGTTTCACGACCACTCTGATGCTTGCGGTTATGAAGCGTATAGCTTTCAATCCATCTTATTACGCTAAGTATATAACCCACAGTCAGTTAAAGGGAGAGGAAATATTCAGAGATAAGCTTAAATGGGGTTTTGGTAAGATACCGGCTTGGCTTTTGCGCGGTATTGGATCAGACACAAAGACCACATTATCAATACATAAGAAGAATAGTAAGAATAAAGGTAAGACTGAAGGAGCGCATTCGCGCGCGGAAGTTTGTACTCCGGCTATTGATGCTATTAACGGTGGATCTCCTCAGATAACACTTATTGATGAGATTGGTTTGTTTGATATTTTCGCGCAGATGATGGGTGAAGGTAGACCAACATTATACATGTATAACTCCACTACCGGTAAAATGGAGATGCGTCGTCAATTCTTTGCTTGGGGAACCGGTGGAGAAATGGAAAAAGGCGGAGCAGCTTTCGAGTCCGAGTTTAAGGCAGCTTTGGAAGCTTGGCATGATCGTAAATACGGATATGCTGTTATTCCGTTATTCTTTGACGCTTGGGCGCGCGAAGGTATTACCGCTGAGATTTTAAAATCAGAGAAAGATGTAGCTTACTCTAAAACCGGTATAGATAAAGAGAAGTTTAAAGTTCAGTTCCATCAGCATTATCCAATTACTATAGATGATATGTTCCTTCGTAACGCGAAGACGCTATTACCTATAGATCAGTGCAACTCACATCTTTCTAAAATATTCTCGCTTGATTTAAAAGATCAGCCTCAGTATGGATACTTTGAGCCGGTGTTTGATTTGAATCAACCTACCCCGGAACTTGAAACTCCTTACAGAATAATTGGGGCAGAATGGATTCCTTCAGATGGAATAGGAGATGAAAGAACTACAGCTGTGGTATTTAAGCACCCTGAGCAAGAATACGAAAACAGATACTGGCAAGGAACCGATCCAATTAACTCAGAAACTGGTCACTCTAAGATGGCTAGCGCGATATGGGATTCATACGCTGAAACTGTTCCGGCTGTAGTATTTTATAGGGTTCGTAACTTTAAGGAGTGTTATTTACAGTGTCTTTTACTTGGATTATATTATAGTCCGCGCGACGGAGCTAAGGAGTTAATAGAGGCGAATATTGGTGATGGTTATGTTGAATGGCTAGACACTCGTAAACACGGAAGAAAGATACAGCCTCAATCAATGCTTCCTTTATTTATGAGATCCGGTGGAAAATGGTGGGGCATAAACAATAAGACAAATACTGCCGGCCATATAATGAATAAGCTTATTGAGATGCTTCAGACTCGCGTTGAAAATATCTACATACCTTGGTTCTTTAAACAAATGAAGACTTTTGTTGAGAAAGATTTATCTGCTTCTACTAGCCATAGACAGAGCCGGTATCAGGCTGCCGATCTTAGATACGACTACGATGACGTTATCTTCGCTATAGTTTATGCGTATATAAATGCCGAGTGCAATAGGCAATATTATCCTACCAAAGTTAGTAAGGATTACGAAGGAAAGAAAAAAGTCCGCCGGTATATGCAGGATCACACAACTAATTTTAATTTAAGGCTTGCTGAGTTTGATGAGAACGGAAAATTCGTTAAATTTGTAAACGAAAACTAATTTTATGGAATCATTTATTGATAGATTAAGGATACCTATATACGACCACAGTATTTTTATAATGTTCGACGTAGTTGATAGTGACGTAATAAAACATTTTGATTCCCTTGGCTATGATAGAGATCAGTACGATGAAGTTATAAATAGAGATCCTGGAGATGTCGGCTTGACTCATATAATGCCAAATGGAAATGTGGTTATGCTTATTCATAAAAATAAAGATGGATCTTACGACAATGTAATAAACCATGAGTGTTTTCATGCCACACATTTTATCCTAGACCGCATTGGAATGAAGTTTGAAATAGGCGTTAGCGATGAGGCTTATGCCTATCTGAATGCTTGGATTATAGATCAAGTTAAGAAAAATTTTATATTATAGCTTGTTTCTAAGAAAAAATAATTATATTTGCGTACTGTACACCGTGTAGGGTTAAAACTAACTCGCACAGATCGAACTACACACGATCCGTGTTAAACAAAAAACAAAATAAATAATGGCTGTAAAAAAACCTATTGCTGTTGCTGTACTGAACACTGTTCAGGCTTTGGCTGCAGATGCCGACTTAACTGGCAACAAATTTACTATTACTGGTCTTGGTCGCGAGATCAGCTTGTCTCAAATTGATGTTGTTGATTACGATGCTTATGCCGCTGGTACAGCTTCGATCAAAGATATCGACTTCACTGGAGTTACGCTTTTGGCTAACTACCAATATCGCGTTGCTGTTCGTGTTCCGGGCAAAGTTGCTTTTCATGGCGGAGGTCAGGAAGCAAACCAACTTATTCCAATTCGCGAATATGTAGTTTCAACTGGATCTGTTGCTCCAACTGCAACACAACTAGCTGCTCTATTTGTTGCTCGTATCAACGCTGATTTGGGTGCTGATGTATCTGCTGCTTCTGTAGCTGGTGATATCATGCGTTTGACTTTAACTAACAGCTTGTATCAAGGTGATTTCACTCTTGAGTATCCTGATGGTGCTACAACTGCAGTTAACACTGCTTTCGTTGCTCCTGCTGGAACACCTGCTATGGTTGAGCTTTTAGCTCCGGGTCTTGCTACTTCTGCTTCATACAACACTTACACTATTTCATTCCGCGACAAACGTCGTCATAATGCAGTAACTGGAGGTCTTGTTGAGTTCCCTGAAGATGTTAAAATCTTCTTGAACAGTGCAGATGGAGATACTGCTGCTTTAGTAGTTGAGATTAATGCTATCTTCGCTGGTACGCATACTCCTGCTACTGATTACGACGGAATCTAATAATTACTAACAGGGAGGTGGCGTAAAAACCCCTCCCTTATTTTATATTTTTATGGGATATACATCTGAGTACGCACAAAAAATGATGTCAGGAGATAAACTTCCTGTTCCTTCTGCTAGAAAGAAGGCTAAGGCTTCAACTAAACACGTCGCTTTAAATGAAGGTGACAGAATAGCTGCTCGTAATGCTGATATTAAGAAAATGAGCAAAAACAATCCAAACAATCCAAACTACTAATCATGGTGAATTTTATAGATTATGATAATGGTGGTGACAAGCCATCAAAGAAAGCTGGTAAATCAATTAAAGCAAATTCTAGTACAGTTGGTATGAAAAAGACTGTTAAGTCTATGCCAATGAAGCGAACTTTAACTAAAAAATAATCAATCATGGGATATACATCTGAATATGCTCAGAAAATGATGGGCGGAACTGATCCATCAGCTAAAAAAGCTGGTATGGCTCCAAAGTCATCAACAACTCCTGCTTACAAAAAAATTGACGTAAAAGCTATCGCTGATAAACGTAAAGATAAAGCAGCTATTAAAAGATCTACTACTAAAGATTATTAATCATGGGATATACATCTGAATATGCTCAGAAAATGATGGGCGGAGATAAGCCTAAAAAAGCAAATAGATCTGCAAAAAACGCCATATCTAAAGATAGTGTTTTAAGTCAAAGAAAAGAAATAGCTAAAAGTCGTTTAAGTCCAAAAGACGAATCTGCAAGTACTTATCAAGCTAAAAAAGTTTCTAGCAATAGACTAAAAAAATAATGGCTAAAGAGCCTTTTGTTATAACATCAAGTGATATACTCTTATTTGAACCATCAGATAGGAGTATGACTATTGATTATCCTGAGCTTGCTCAGTATGAAGAGTTTTCAAAAATTACACCAAGAGATCTTAAGTTTGTGTGGTATGTGTCAAACAGAACCAGTCCTCTAATCAGAGAACCTCGCCTTAAAAGAATAAAGAAAGCTTGTGAATTAGCCTACGATAAAAAGGCACTAAAGAATAATAAGCGCATAAACGATATTTACGAAAAATCACTTATGCCAGAAGATATAGTTGCTGCTATATCAGTAATGTCTAAGTTTAACCCGGACTTTAGAATGAGGGCAAAAATGCTCAATGAGTATAATTTTGACCAACTACAGTCTTTGGTTTACCTTGACTCTGATGTGAAAAAAGCTTTTGACATTGAGGATAGAAAAAAATATGCTGAGCTTTTAATAAAAACATCTGACGCGCTCCAAAAAATGGTAACAAATATGGAGTCAAGCTATGGAGTTAAGATTAAGAGAGAAAAGCAAAGAGAGTTCGAGATTCTTGCCAGCGTGGAAGATATAATTGAACGAGTTGAAGAAGTAAAACAATAATCTATGTCTCTATTTATAACGCCTAGCGTATTAAGACCAAATAGACTTGAGGACGAAAAGAATGAGAAGTATCATTCTGATTTCGCTAAGTGGTGTTTAAATAGCATGAACCACCCTCTTTATAGAAAATTTGTTGCTAAGACATTGGTTAACTGGAGTTTCTTTAAAGGAAATGATGGTCAATGGATATTCGATGAGGATCTTGAGTCATTCTTCTTGGATGAATCTGGAGATGTTCGGAACCGCCTTAAAATGACTAGGAACTTAATACTTCCTATTGTTTCTCAATACGTAGGAAATGCTATTCGTCTTTCTTATAATGCGCGCGCTAAATCTGATTCTGATTTTATCATAAATAGACGCGAAGAGGAACTATCCAGACTTAAGTATTTCTCTAACGTTGCTAAAAATAATGCCGATCTAAAGAAGGCAATTACCGATAGATTCCCGATTGGAGAAAATGAGGATGAAACTGAGGAGATATTTGAAAACTCTTGGGTAGAAACCCACGAAACTGACATTAATAACCTATTAAAGTGGATAGAAGGTCGTATTGATACCGAAGAAATAAAGGTTCAGTTGGCTCAACAGCTTGCGCTTTCTGGATTATGCGTTTATAAAGGAAAAGAACACAACCTTGAGTACGAAGGAGAAGCTCTAAACTCTCTTTTCTACTTTTGGGATATGTCTGCAGTTAAACCAGACTTCTCTGATGCAGAATATATGGGTGATTGGTACTATTCTGATGCAGCTTCTGTGTTTGAGAGATATCAAAACCTATCTTCAGATAAAAGAAAGGCTATAGAAAAATATGTTACCGGGAATACCCCTAACATGAATGGCATGAATAATATTCTAAACGCCAGCTTCTATCAGTCTAACTCTAAAATTCCTATGTATGAGGTTTATTGGAGAGATATCGAGGTTCAGGAGTATGGATGGGTTCTTGATAGATTCGGTTATCAGATGTTTACTGAGATAAACGGAGAAGATGGAAGATATACAGATAAAGATCTTATTGATCCACCAAAGTTAGAGGTTAAAAGCCCTATAGCTGAAGGAGAAAAGAAAACTAAGATCTATAATGATGTTCTAAGATATTGTGTTTTCACTCCTGCTGAATGCATTGAGTTTAAAGGAGAGGATATTGTTTATGAACACGGAATTGTTCCTTATGGTGAGAAGTATTTATTCTCTCCATCTAATATAAAGTTTCCTTACAAACAATACGCGTTATTTTACGATAAAGGCGATATCTTGTCTCCAATTGACAATATAATCTCACCTCAGCGTTTTATTAACAGGTTGATTTCAGTTGCCGAGAGTCAAATAAACAACTCAAGAGGTAGTGGAACAATCATTGCTAAAGATGCTGTTGATCCTAGAGATGGAGAAGGAGAAGTATTAAGATCAATGAATAAGTCTAAGCCTGTGTTCGTTGATACTACTAGAACCGGATCTGTTCAGAACTCTGTTGGAACGTATGGTAACAATATGAACCAAGGTGTTCTTAGTTTGTTTGATGTCGTTTCTACAATATCACAAGGCATACAAGAAGTTACCGGTGTTAATGAGTCAATGACTGGAACTCAAGGAGCGTCTGATAAATTAGTAGGTGTTGTTGAAGCTCAGATTCAAAGAGGATCTTTACTTCAGGAGCCGTTCTATTGGGCTTTGTCTAGCGTAATGAAACAAGCTTATCAACACATGGCTACAGTTGGTAAGAGGATATATTATGATAACCCAAGAAGATTATCTATTGCTGTAGGTGATCTTGGTATGCAGAGAATCCTTATTTCTGAAGATACTCTTTTAGATGATTACAGAATCTTTATAGAGAGAGTAGAAGATGAGCCAACAGCTAAAGAAAAAGGAAATCAATTGCTTTGGAGTTTGCTTCAAGTTGGAATGATCGGTGAGGATAACTTTAAAACTCTATTAAACAGAGCTACTCCTGATATGGTTTCTGACGCATTGAGAGAAGAAGTTAAGCTTAAAAAACTACAAGAGATGGAGCAAGCTAAAATAGAACCGGCTGCTCAACAACAAGCTGCATCTATGGAGCAAGCTCAAATGGGTATGCAACAACAAGCAGAAGACAAGAAACTAGGATTTGAAGCAGAGCAGAGAGGAATGGACAGAGAAGCTAAATTAGCAGAGGCTGTTATTAAGTCTTCCGCAAAGGCTCCTCAACAACCACAACAGTAATGGCAGTAGCTCCAATTTTAAAAAGACTTGTATCTCAATTAGAAGCTAAAGGAATACCAACAGGTATCGCTATAGCTATAGCAACTAAGAGACAACAAAAAGCCGGTAATATTAAAAAGGGTTCTAATGAGGCTACTGATAAAGGAGAGCGTCGTGGAAAAATGAGTCCTGCTGAGAGATCTAATGATCGCGCTGCTAAAGATAGGGGCGGAAAAGCTTCAGATTATAAGTATAACAAGCATAATAATTCCTCTGTCAGGGGTAAGATAAATAAAAAAGTTAAACCAAGAAAGTAGTTTAATTAAAAAAAAATAATTATATTTGTAACCAATAACGACTAAGATGGCGAAAGAAAACGAAAAAGAAGCTGCTAAAGCTAACGAGATTTACGATAGTTTAGCGCAAGTAAATGTGTTGTCAGAAATGTTTCCTGAACTAGCTGAAGAAGCTGAATTTTCAGGGCTTGCTGATACAATTAAAAAGGCTGCCTCTACAGATAAGCCGAAAAAAGACGAAGATGATCTAACCGATTCCGTTTCAGACGAAGAAGAATACGATGATAGTGAAGAAGCTGAAGACGAAGAAGGAGTCGAAGATGAAGATGAAGATGAGACTGAAGAAGATGAAGATGAGGACGATGTGTTTGGTTCCAGCAAAAAAGTTAAATCTGTAGAGGTTCCTTTTGCTTTTGATGAGAAAGCGAAAGATTTTATTAAGAAGAAATACTCTATAGGTGAGGAATCTAAGTTCTTTGGTAGTGTTGATAAATGGAGAAATGATAGCCAGAAGTTAACAGATATTCAGGAAGAGAAAGAAGAGCTATTAGAAGCTTTAGCGTCACTACCTGATAATCTAAAGGCATCAATTAATGCATTTGCTAGCGGTGCTGATTATAATGAAGCATTCGGATCAGTAAATAGATTCGACTTCAACAGAGATTTTGACGATCACAAAAAGGATGATATTGTCAATTATTACTTTCCTGATAAATACAAAAGTATTATCAAGAAGCTTGACGAGGATGACATCACTGAAGATGTTGCTGATGAAAGAATAAACGACCTTGCTGATGCAGCAAAGGCTTTATATAAGAAAGATAGAAAAAGTATTGAGGATAAACGTGCTGACCTAATACGCCAAGAACAAGTTAAGACTAAGAAAGTAAAAGAAAGTGTTGTCAGTTCCGTTAAAAACCTAGAGAAGCAATTCCCTAACTTCAATTCTGCCGAAAAACAAAGAATTCGTCAGATTTTGGTTAATGGAGATACTGATAGCATCTTTCGGAACAAAGACGGTTCGTATAAAGATGATGCAGCATTACGTTTAGCAAATGCCCTACATTACGAGAAACTGAATAAGAGGTCTGCTTCAGTTGCGAAGAATCAAGGGATTACCGAGGCTAACTTAGAAATTGTGAATAAAAGCAAGAAAAAGTTAGACAAGGGTAAGTCATCATCTGCTATGCAAAAAGAGCAAGTTGCGAATAAAGCTGTGGAACATTTAAGTTCTCACTTCAATAAAGACCCATACGAATAATAACCTTTAAACCAAAAAATAAAAATGGCTTTATACAACTTACCGAATGACACGTTCAACAACCAAAATTTGAACTCAATCGGATCGCAATATGCGAATGATTATGGACATGAAATTAGCCTATTAGTCCAAAAGGCAACAAACAAAGTTATCTTTGATTCGGCTCCTCGCCAATTCTTTGACTTGAAACTTCTTAACATGAAGGAGTTTGAGCAAGTGAATTCAGATGAGTTCTTCTACAAAGAAATGGGTTACCAACGTGAGCCTTTGACTGCAACTGCTAACACAGGAGCTGTTTCTCACCCGGCTACTCAAACATTTGCTTTGTCTTCTGTAGAGAACATTTCTACTGATACAATCATCACTTATCCTAATAACAAAAAAGGAACTGTAATTGATGTTAACAAAACTACTTTGGAAATCACTGTAGCTCCTCTTGTTAACGATTCTCTTCCGGCTGTTGTTATTGGAGATTTATTCTCTAACCTCTCTTCTTTAGAGGCAGATGGAACTGATGGATGGGCTCAATATTTCCGCGCATCTACAGTAGAGCGTTTCAATTACGTTCAATTGTTCAACAAAGTTATTAAATATGGCGAAGTTGAATTGTTCAAATTGAAGCAAGCTGCTGTAACTAGCAACTTCTTGCAAATGGAGCGTGCTGCGATGTACAACCAATTCCGTATTGATATTTCAAATGCTTTTTGGAATGGAGAAAAAGGAGAAGGTATCACATCTAAAAATGAGAAAGCAAAAATCACTCAAGGAGTATTCCCTGCGATGGTAGCTGCTGGATCACCTAACTCTACTGCAACTACTGCTACATTGCCAGACGCTTTTGAAGACATCGTATTGTCTACAGAGTTTGGTGACTATGGTGCTGTTCGTTTTGCTTTTGCAACTCCACGCCAAATCCTTAAATTGTCTAAGGCATACAAAGACGAAAAAACACGTTACACTCCTAATGACATGATCGCTAAGCTTGCGCTTGATGAGATCAACATTGGATCGTCTCGTATCGTTCTTGTTCCTTACAAACGATTTGAAGATGAGGCTTCTTTCCCTGCGTCTTTCGCTAACCGTATCTTCATCTTGGATATGAAAAATATCTCAATGTGTAGAATGTGGGGTGAGCGTTCAGGAGACACTCTTTCTAGAAAAGATGGTATTCCTAAGCGTTACGAGGAAATGTGGGTTGATGCAAACATGGGTGTTAAATTCAATAACCCTCTTGCTTGCGGATGGATTGACTTGCTAGACTAATCTAACAAACACTTGGGGTGGTTTTTAGGAGTGTGTTATACACGCTCTTAGGAGTCACCCCTTATTTTAATCAATTAATAATCTTTTTAACACAAGAAAAATGAGTAACGTAAAGAGTTCAGAAAAGGGAGACAAAAAAGATAAAGTAGAATCTAGTCTTAAAACAGAAGTTGCCACCGAAACAAAAGAGCAAGCTTCTTCTACAGATTTTTCACAGATTTTAAAAGATCTACAAGAGCAGATAAACATTCTAAAGAATGAAAAGAAAGCTCCTGAGACACCAGAGGAATATGATATTTTAGAGGATTACATGGAATACCCTGCTGTATTCTTTTCTTTTTCTTCTGAATATGCTGTTCACAGTGATAAAAGAAGCGGGAAAGAAAGTTTTCCACCAAACCGTGAGTTTGTAAAGTTTAAAAAGCTTTATAGATACAACAGAAAAGGAGCCGGTAGAGCTGTTGAGACAGTAGCTGTTTCACAGGCAACTATCAGAAGCAAGGCTACATCTGAATGGTTGAGAAAACATTCTTTATTTGGAATTAAGTTTTTTGAGAATATAAATGATGTTAAGTCGGTAGATGTTACTTTAGCTGAGAAGATGGCTGAAAGTGCAGCTAGAGTTTCCGGGATGAGTGATATGCAAGTTATCGAAAGATGCAAATCAGAAGGAATGGGGGTTCATAGCGACTTAGATCAATTAAGAAAAGAGTTGATCCAAAAATTGGCAAAACAAAGTATCCAGAAGGTTAAATTAAAACAGGAGATGGAGTTTAAAGCTGAGAGAGATGACAACAATCGAAAAGTTGAGTACAGAGATGCAGGATCAGCGGGATCAGCGTCTTCTGATATTTATTAACTTTTAAAAACATAAACAATGCCAATACTGGCTCAAGATATTGCGAATCAATTAAGGTTCGCGCTAGATGCGGAAGATTCGGATCACTATAGCGACACACTCGATATAATTCCAGCAATCAACGCTTCTGTACGATGGTCTGTTGGTGTTATAAATGTAGCTCTAGGAGAAAAGAAGATTAGTGAGGAATCACTTTCTGATATCTCAATCGCTAGAGTAATGCAAACTTCTAAAGATAGTAGAGTCGAAATAGAGTCCATACCAGATGAGGTGTGGACTATTTTGGCTATATATCCAAGACCTACTACAGACTCAACCGGAAGTGCAGCTGTTCTTCAGCCTGACTTGAAAAAATCAGTTCATAGATCTGATCTTTATCATATTTCTTCTGATTACGATGCAAAACGTTTATCTGTAGAAGAATGGAGCATCAATAGAAATAATCCATTCGCTGCCGGTAATGTTGTTCAAAATCAACTATGTCCTGAGCTTTTAGACTTCGCGTACCTGAATCCTATAAAGTATTTTAAGGAAACCGGAGCAACATCTGTAAAAGATGTCGAAATAAGACCTTATATTGTTAACGGATTGGCAACTGTTATCTACGTGAAAAAGCCATCTGATGTTACGGCACTCACTGATGATATAGAATTGCCTTCTTCTTTGTTTCAAATAGTGTTCAATAAAGCTCTTTCGTATATCGCGTATAAACAAGGAGACGGAACTAACTTAGATGCAATAACAAAAGATGATATAAATACATTAATTCAAACTATTCTTTAATGACATATAGATACGTAGGATATGATTTATTATCGTCTTTAAACAAGATGTTTGATGATGCTGATATAAGACTCTCTCATGTCTTGTATTGGATCTCTGTTGTTTCTAACAGAATAAATGTAGATCAGTTTTTAAAGACTAATACTGGATTATATACTTCTACATTCTCAAATATTCCGATAATGACAGATTCTAGTGGTAAGAAGTATATTGATCTTCCTGCTGATATAATGGATCTTACTAACGAGAACGGTATAGAGATGTTGACTTATTGTGCTGATGAGTGTAATCCATACCCATTTACAAAGGTATTCTTTCAACCAACTAGAATGAGTGAGGCATTTATGCTTTACATGGATGAGTACACAACGCCGGCTGCTGATAATCCTTATTTTTATAGAGTAGGCGATAAAGTTGATAGTGTTAAAGTAAACAGATTATACCTTCTTGGAATAGAGTGTATAGAGGTTAGATGCCTTGATATCGCTATTCGCGGATCTATAAACCCTGCAACTATTTGTGATCTTGACGATGAGATTCCAATACCTAATGAAAGAATTGAAGAATTAATGACTGCTGTTCTTCAGCTTGGTAGATTCGTTATGATGATACCAAATGAGAACGTTAACCAAGGAGCTGACAGCGCAAGACCTGCTGAGATTCCAAGCGCTCCTGAAACAAATCCTGAGCAATAATGACAAGTAATTCATTTGTTTCCTCTAATCATATTATAGCAGAGGCTGCTACTATTGTTAATGATAGATCCTTTAGAAAAGGGTTTAGCAAGGGATGGTATATGTCTAGAATACAAGACGCTCTTCAGGAGTTGAACTTTGATTCATTTTATCAAGAAATTACACTAGATTACGATATTCCGTCTAACCTTAGATTGGAATTACCTAGTAATGTATTTAACATCAGAGAGATATACATCTATAATGGTGATAATTGCTGCACTCCTAGTGGATCTCAAATAGTTCACTTTAAGAGAACTTTCGATAATAAGAATGGTGGATATACTGCTAGAGTAATGGAAGGCGGAGGAAATGCTTCTCCATTCGTTCCTTCTGTATCTGAGATATCTAATATCCACGACAATACATTTGGATCACCTAAATACTACGGCAATGTCCAAAATGGAACTTTAATGCTATCTTCTCACTGTTCTTCATACGGAAAGATTAGAATCATCTGTAATGGAATGGGAGCTGAAGTTGGAGATGTTCCAATTATACCTAGATTCTTTGAGAGAGCTATTGTTGACTACTTAGAGGAAAGATGGTATAACTCGATGAAATCTACTGATGCTAGAATGTATAATACGCTATGGAGAGATTCATACGACAAGCTTTACAATATTAGAACCGGTAGCTGGAGAAAAGCACTAATGAGAGCATCTAGTATGGACTCATGGGAGAAGGAAGACATGAATGAATATTTATCTGCAATTTATCATAAATAGACAAAATGAAGCAATATCACCATCCAAAAGACAGAAGGACTTACGATAAGGGTGCTAATTTTGATACTGATAAGGAATTTACAACAATAGGTCAGGGTCAATACATAGACGCAAGAAATATGCGTAATATGTCTATGGACTCAACTAATGGGGCAATAAAAAAGATTGGTGGAGAAGAGCTAATATACCCAAACATAAATAACAATTGTATTGATGGAGATGATTCTCCTATGGCTGCCACTTATTCAAATATTGGAACGTGCGTAGTAAATGGAAATATAGTTGAGTTTTGGGCTGACGAAGAAGGAGTGCTTCCGTCTTACGTTAGAATTAATGGTCAAATTGTACTTCTTTCTGCAGACTTTCCGATAACATATCCATTTCCTTTACAGATTGATGTAAATGAATCTTGTATTGGTGGAGAAATATATGTCACCGACTTTAACGTTGAGCCAATGATATTCAATGCATTGGATTTAATGAATAATAGTGGAATGACTGATGATGGCGTTTGCTCTGAAAAGTACTTCGCTGACTTCAATATAGACTTATATAGACTTTCTTTAAGTCGCGCTGTTAATCACCCGGTGTTTATAAAATTAGATGCAAGTACCGGTGGATACACAAATGTACTTTACGGTTTAGGATTGCCTGTTGGTTACTACACATACTCTTACAGATTCGCTACTGCGGCTGGAGATAGAACACAATGGTCTCCTCCAACTGATATGATACCAGTTGTAAAGCGTTTAACTAGCGGAAACGAACCACATTTCCCGCACCTTCAAACTATATCTAAACCTGCTGATATATCATCTCCAAGTATATATGGGGCGCATATAAAGTTGCGTATAGATAATTCAAACGACTATGACTTTATAGAGCTTCGTCGTGATTCTTGGTATGCAGAAGATGCTTTAGGTAGCCCTCCTGTTATGGAGATTATAGCCAGAATAGATGTAAATAGCGGAGAATTATCTGTTAGAGACATTCTAGATCAAGGAAAGGCTGCTGAAGAAGTTGTAAGCGGAGATGAAGCTATAGAGGTATTAGCTTCTATTAAAAAGGCTAAAACAGTAAGATATTTTAACAACACCTTGTACTTAATGAATGTTGAGTACGAGTCAATGGATATTTCTGGAGACTTAGTTTATAACGGAGGATCCAACGCAATGTTCCCGGTTATACACAACATGGGTGTTCGTGGTCATGGAGAACCTTATAATGGAGCCTCTTTCAAGTCTTTAATGAGGCATGAAACTTACGGGTGGGCTACAATACTCTGGGATTCTCAAGGAAACTGGTCTTATGCTGATGAGATTCCCGGATTTGAAAGCTATGAATTACCTAGCCGTAGAGATACAATTAGTACATTAACTGAAGATATATCTTATTACGGAACCGTTAGGGCTGCTGATACTGATGGAAACGTTTCTCAAACGCACGAAGTGTTTGATTTAATTGATGCCACAGCTAAAGAAGATGGTTGTGATTACAAAAACATATTCAGCGAATCAATATTTGGCAATATAACCGGAACGGCTCATAAGTCTGATGGAGAGGTAAATTACGACGTATCTTGTCCAACTGCTGCTGATGATGGATTTGGTGTTACTGTTACTGGTAGCGAATTAGGATATAGACCATTTTACCCAACTAATCAAGACGACACAAATATTGACTCTCTTGACTATAAGGTAAACTATAAAGTTGAGAACTCAGGAGCTGCTTCTGATTATAACCCTGCTGGATTCAGCCCAAGGTACTTCTCTATGGGCATGGCTTTGAATGGCGTTTCTGGATTTCCTAGTTGGGCTAAAGCGTTCTCTGTTGTTAGAACCGCCCCTGCTGAAAAGATATCTGCTCAAGGAATTGGGTTTTACAAATTGAGATCAGCTGATGGAGAATTTGGCGCGAATACATCTAAAGATCCTTATGAATTCTGGTTGTATCTTCCAGATGCTGATGATAATTACGGCATAAATAACTCACTTGTAGATTCATTATTATCTGATTTTGAACCGTATGGATTAGAGCTTGCTTCTCCTTTAGGATTCTTTACAGAGGTTTACTCTTTTGATGATGCAGTTACCGGCGACATAATGGCTGATGTTGTTACTTGGTGTCGTTTATTGAATGATGGTGAGGGGTCTAATGCTAGAATCAATCCTGATGAAAACCCGGATATGGGTATTTTGGATGCGACCACTCTTGATAGATTTGTTGCTTATGGCAAATGGAGAGCTACTTCTCAGTTTTCTCCACAACATACTTCCGGGGATAACGGAAACTTCTTGTACGATATTGATGATGTAGAAGAGATAACAAAAGGTAGATCAAAATATTTAAGAATAAGAACCACTCAGCCAATATATACTCAAGAATATTCTAATGGAGAATATCAGGGTGACGAGCCAGATGTTCAAAATTGGCATGAACCTATATATATGGTTAACATAGTTAAAAGAAATGCTGTTGTTCCAAACAATAACACTACTCAGTTTAAATACTGTGGGAACTATGTGAAGTTGGATTCTCTTATTGGAGTTTCTAGCTATGATGATACTAATTCTTACTCTCTTGTTGATGAGAGATGGGAGGATTGCATTCCAGTTACTGTTGGAGACAATGGTGGTTACTACTCTGGTTTGAATAGATTTTGCTTTATTGAGGATACTAATGGTGGTAAATTGAGATGGTTAAATGTAAACGAATTCTCCAACCCTCAGATAACTACTATATTAACTGATATAACAGATGATGGGTTTTATGTTGCAACTGACGCTTCTGGATCTTATAACGTTTATGGAGTGTACACAAGTACGGAATCAAACGATGGTGTTGCTAAGACGTTTTCTTTAAATTTCGACTACTTCAATGTTTTGTTTGCTAAAGGAACTCAGGTTCCGGCTTTGGGTAGCAAAGTATTAGTATCTTATGACAACAGAATACCGGTTAGGGTTTTTGGTGGAGATACTTGGATAGGAGACAATGTTTGTGCTTGGCAAGATAATGAGTATGATAAAGGAGGTGATCCTGTTACAGCCGGTGATAACTTCAAATTAAACATGGCATTCCCTTATAGAAAATACCATGTTAATCCAAGAATGTTCATAGTTAAGCGCTCTAAAGATTCTGGCGTTCTTCTTGGTAGTATTCAACAGCAAGATAAATTCAGGTTTCAAGAATTAGGTGTAGCTTCTGCTCAAATCAGACAGCTCGTATCTAACTTTATATGTGAGACCAGAGTTAATCTAAATTATGCCTTCAATAACGAAGATCCTAAACATTCTAGCGATCAATGGTTCCCTTTAAAGAACTATGTTATGCGCCCTAATAGATGGGATGATTCTTTATTTGCTAATGAAGTTGCTGCTGATGTATATGAAGACAATAACATCTATGCCGAGTATGAGAATGATTACGGAAGTGAATATCTATTGTGGCAATATGGTGGATTAAGATTCATAAACTTAGCTACCGCTACTCCAATGGTTAATTTGGATTACAGTCAGACAGATGATACTAAAACTATTTCATCTACTCCTGAGCTTGGATTCACAGAGCAGAATAAATACTGTACAAGAGTTTGCTGGAGCGTTAAAAGACCCGTTAATATTCAAGATTCTCCAACCGTTAGGACTTTCCCTAGTAATAACACGTATGATATTTCAGATGATAGTGGAGAAATAAAGAAAGCATTCTCTTCTATTTCAGCTAAAGGTAATAATCTTTACGCATTCACAGAGAAGGGTGTTTGTCTTCTTCTTGTTGATAAGAGAATTATCCATGAGATTAATGCGAGCGAATTAGCTACTGTTGGTTCAGATATTGGAGGAATACTTAATGAGCTTTGGATTTCTAGAGATATAGGTTTAAATGGAGAATCTTGGAGATCTGGCGCTGAGTTCAATAATATTATGTGGTTTGTTAACAATAAGTCTGCTTACAAGTTCATTGATAATGAATTAGTCGATATTGGTAGAGCCGGGTATCACTCAAAGCTATATCCATACTTCTTATCTAATATGTCAAGCGATTATACCAAGCATTTGACTGGAGTTTATGATGAGCTTCATAATGAATACTGGGTTAACTTCGGTGGTCATGTTTTAGATAGAAACATGATACCATCTCCTACATTAGTTTGGGGAGATCAGCAAGAGATGTGGCAAGGTGGTTTTGACTATAACTTCGATAGATATGTAACAATAGATAACGAAACTTATGGTATAAAGAACGCCGGAACATATCTCCTTAATTCAGGCAATGAGATTAATGGAGTTCCTATAATAAGTGAGCTGATTGGTGTTTGTGCTGGAGACGTTGCGTATGAAGATCGCGCTCCTTCTGATAACAGATTCATGGATAAAGAATTTCTTAGGATTAGAGTTAACAGTAACTTCAAGCCAAACTTCGTGGATTTCTACGATAACTTTGAACAATATCTTGTAGCTACTGCTCCAGAGGCTCAAATTGATAATTCTTTAAGCCCTAACATAATGAAGGATTACTTTGGTTATGAGGGATATATACCTAGAAAATTAATAATTCCTAATTTTAGAATGCAAGGACGCTTGGTTATTTACAATATTATTAATACCTTTGACGAAGGGTTTAAGATTTCTTCTACTGAAATTCAATATAAAAAACTTAAATAATGTACGTTGATCCAGCTTTAATAAAAGGCATATCTCAAGTTGCTAGCTCTGCACAATCCAATGGAAGAAGTAAGGATCAGCGAAGAACTGATGTAGGCAATAAATTCACTACTCTTAAAAATGCTGTAAGTGGGCCGGGAATGAAGGTTGCTGCCGGAGTCGGCTTAAATCCTGCTGTTCTTGCAGCTACTGGTGGATTATCTGCTATAGTTCCAGCTGCTTTAGCTGTCGGAAAGTTTATAACTGGCAAAGTTAAAGAGAAAAAAGCCGATGCTATGGTTCCATCTATGGAATCTGCTGAAGAAAGATCACTAGCTTCTTATGCTGCTAGAAGAAAACGTGCCTTTCAAACCGGAACAGCTACATCTTCCCAAAGAAATGCACTTGCCACTGCAATGAGAACAGGAATAAATAATTCATTTAAGGTTGGTGGAGGCGCTAAAGGTTTGAATGCCATGACTCAAATGTTTAATCAAGCTCAAGTTGGATTAAAAGATGTAGAATTAGCCGGAGAATTGCAATACGGACAAGCAGAAAGAGATACTAAAACTAGAATTTCACAAAGAAGATTAGAGTTAGGTTTACTTAAGTATAATACTCAGCAGGCGCGCGCCGCTCAAATGATTAAAGAAGGTAAGTCTACAGGAGGTGTTGTTTTAGCTAAAAGTTTAGGCATACCTGAGCTTAATCCTTATGGACAAGGAAATTACAAAGACGAAACTATAGTTGCTAAAAACGAAAAATCATAATGGCTACGAAAATAGGAGGCGATCCGCTATTAAAAGTAAAGGCAAACAAGAATCTAATTCCACCAACAAGTGAGGATCAAGGTCTTGGTAAAACTGATAATTCCAAAAAAGTTATTGAAGGGAATGTAGAAACTCCTACTGATAAACCAATAAAAAGAAAGAACGATCCTAAAATCAAAAGTAAGATATCTAGCGATGAGGTCTCTAATGATATTGGAGTATCTGCTCCGCTTGTTAATGCTATAGATCCAAACATAAAGGGTGGCGGTATTGATAGTGAAGGTAGATTTAGAACCCCGTACGGTCAAATCGTAGATGCTATAACAAAGCCTAATGATTATTCTGACGATAGACCTCTTGATGTAATAGCCGATGAGCTTAATACTGCTTCTGAGTTTGATAATGAATTATCTTTTGAACAGCAAAAAGCTCAGGTATTAACATCATACACTCAGCCAACAGGAGATACTCCTGATCCAACCGCAACTATGCAGGTTTCTGATCTAGAAAATGAGGTTAATCAAACTGTTTCTGGTGACGGTAGCGGCGCTCCTGTTGACGATGCTGCTTTAACAAACTTACTTAACTCATATAAAGGTAAACCTGTAAAATACGGTGAAGCTGCTATTGAGAGATTAGGTCTTGAAGAGTATTACCCAGACATAAATACACCATTACAAGTAGGTACTTACTCTGGAAGTATAGTCGGTAATAACCCAATATTTGTTGGAGGTGGTGGATACTTTCCTTTTAGTGTTCTTGATGCTAGGAAGCGCGCAATGGAAACAGCTGCTGCTAATAGAGTGGCTCAAGCTGAGAAGATTAAGGAGTTGTTTATTGTTCCTACTGCTGAGCAATATCAAGATCAGTTGACTGAATATGGATTAAGTCTTTATTCAGATTTAGGTGAAGCTGCAGGATGGGATTACACTGCCATGACTGACATGACGACTGAGTATGGTCGAAATTCAACTAAAGCGATACAGAATTATAGGAGTAATGCTAAGAGATTCCTTCAGCTTCAAGCTCAGTACGATAAAACGCTTACAGAGTGGAACAAAGGAGATGGTGCATATATACCTGAATCTGGTTGGGAGGTTATGAATGCTTGGAAGGATGGCTCTTATAATATAGAGTACTTGATGGAGCATCCTGAAGAAATGGAGAAGATTCATGCAGGCATGGTTTCTTATGATAACATGACTAAAGACGGTCAAGCTCTTAAAGGATCTATTGATTACACTGTTTCTCCGGCTGCTAATCCAGAAGGTGTTTATACTGAAGATGAGTTAGCTCAGTTTAAAAATGAGATAGATATTGTAATGGATCATAAAAATTACGATATACTTAGGACTACTGAATTTAAGTTTATTCCAATGAGTCGTATAATGGCTGCTGTTGACCAAGAAGTTGATTACGGTCATTATTATGGAAATCCAGAGCAAGTTAAGAAAGATATGACTGCTTATATTTCTAGTTTAGTTTCTACAGAGTGGAATAATACTTACATGGAAGCTTCAAACAGAAGTACTAGCGTTACTGTTAATAACAATAACGATCAACCTGAAGATTGGTCTATTATTAAGAATATAGTAAACAACACGAATAAACCTGAATTTAAAGCTGATCTTAATAAACATCTTTCAGTTGGATCAGATCCTGCTCAAATAGATCAATCTCTTGGTAAATACTTGAATAGTGATCCTGATGAAACTACTCCTGAGCTTGATGTAATTATACCTATGGATCCTAGTAAATCAGGAGCCACTCAAAGAGTATCTGTTAACTCAATGGAAGTTCAGGACGCAAACGGCAATTGGATTCCATTTGCTCAGTGGCAAAAAAATACCCTTTCTGACCCTAATGGTAAATATAGATTAACTGCTGACCAGATAGCTGCTTGGGAATCATTAAAGAAGACATCTGGGGTAACAGAACAGAGATTTGTAGATGCATTAACTTCATGGGGAGTTCCAGCTAGTGACGCTGTATTATTCTCTAAATCAGCTAACTCTACTATAGAAGGCGGTCTTGTTGAGGAGAGAGTTGTACTTGGTTATGAAGATGATAATGGAATGCCGGTGTATATGACTTACGATTCTGAACCTAGAGAAGGCGGATTTATACCTTACCATCACATGACGTATGAAGTTTTTGGCGGAGGAGGAACTTTTGCTGACCTTAATGTTCGTACTGTAAATAATCCTACTTACACAACATCTGCTGCTGTATTAGAGGATGGACACGCTGGAACATCTGCCGGATTCGAGAGATTAGACAAATACGCAGAAACCACATCAGAAAATACAGCCAAAACTAACACGAATACAAATACTGGAACAGGGAAAACATCAGCTCCAGCACCAGCCCCAAAAGGCAAGGTAATGATTCCTTAATTTAAAACTTTATAATGGGTTTATCTCAAGACGTATCGAACACGCAAACAGGCGCTATTGTAAAATCTGTAAATCAGCCAGCTGCTGGATCAATTAAATCAGCTGGAGTAGCAAAGCCTGCCGAAAAGATGAAAGCTGAGGCTGAAGCTCAGGTATCGCCTACTGCTGCACAGCCTGATGTAAAAGATTCTAGCTGGCAGGGATTATATAACTTCATTTCAACTAGCGATGAGTTTGGAACTGAATTGTCTTACGATCAGTTTGTAAATAAATATGCGAATGACGAAAGAAACCTTCGTAGATTGTTTTCTACTATAACGATTAACTCAACTACTGGAACGCCTTTCCAGTCAAGCAATTGGAATGACTTTAAAGCTAACGAATATAATAATTATTTTGGTCATAAAGTAGCTGCAGAGAAACCAGCGCAACAAGAGGAGATTATTCCTCAATCAACCGCCGGCGTTGTTTCTGATGCTGCAAATATCGGTAAAGCTGTTGCTGGCGCTGATGAATCTATGTTGGTTCCAAATCCAGCATTATCAGAACCATCTGTATTAGGTTCTTTGACAGATCTTGGCGCTCAAGCCGATGGTTTACCTATACCAGAGCCTATTTCTGTTTCAGGTTCTAATCTTGGTGGTGGTGCAGCCGGTCAAGTTGATTCTTCAGATTGGAATCAAGCTCCAAAAGGTGTTTATAAAGCTGGGCTTGGAGATACGTCTCCTGTGTCAAGAGAAGAATCTTCTCCCGTTGTTAAGAAAAAACCAGTTGGTTATAAATCAATAGATGAGATACTTAGTGGAATTGGAAGTGAAGAAAATGCAGAAGATAAACGTAGCCTTGTTCTAGATATAAACACAGGCAAACCTTTTGGATCTCTTATCGCTCAAGAGGAACTAACTGCTATACAGCGTAAAAAAGCGGAAGTGGTTGGATCTCCTAGTCTATCAGAAGCTATTGAGAAAAAAACAACTGATTTCTTTAATTCAGCTGCTGCTGTTAATGCCCAAATAAATACAAACGCTGAAGAGAATTTTAAGAAAAAAATAGCAATACAGAGCAACATAACTGTAGAGAAAGTAGACGAAAATAAAGAGAAGTGGGCTTACGACCATAAGCTTAAGTTCCCTGATGGTGAAGATGGTCTTAGTCTTGAGGAAAGACAAATAAGAGATAAATATGCTAATAGCTATGCCGTTAAGGAAGCTAATGATACTAAATCTGAGTATTTCACTGATATGAAAAGAGAGCTTGGCGATAAAGCTCCTGAGTATTGGATTAAAAAAAGAAATGAAATATCTATGGATTACCTAAGTCAAGAGGATCTACAGATAGCTTCGCTTAAACAAAAGATTACTTCTTTGGAAAAGCTTGAGAAAAGAACTCTTGAGCAAGAGGTTGAATTAAAAAAATATAAACAAGGTCTTTCCACTTTAAAGGATCTTCAAATCACCGGAGAGGATTTGTTTGATAAAGACGGAAAATTCATATCTAATAAAGCTGTAACAGTTCAAGATCAAGGCAAATTTGTTAGTGCTGTCAATAAGTATGCTGAGATTTATGAAGATACAGATCGAGGAACATTAACTAAAGAATTAGATAATGCATTTTTTCAATACGTAAATGCTAAACGCTCGTATGATAGCGCAGTTAAGTATTACGATATGATTAAATACGGATCTCCTGATGTCCATGTAAATGCAGCTAGAGATGAAATATCTAAGACTCAATCATACATGGATGATAGGCTTGCGTATTTCATGGGAGTTAATCGCGCTCTGGTGCTAAACGAAGATCCGGGAACCGGAGAAGATGATGGTTTCACTACCGGTTTTAGCGAGGGAATTAAGTCAGGATTAGGATTTGAATCTTTCTCTAAGTCAGCTCTTAAGGATCGCGCTATAGAAGGAATACAAAATATAGGATTTGAATTAACTGACGATCAGGTTGATAAAGTAGGATCAGGTTTTTGGGAATCAGCTGGTCGCGCAGCAGGAGAATCTTTTCCAATGATGGTTGAGATCGGAGTAAACCTTTGGGTTGCTAATAAAGCGGCAGGAATATTACAAGTGCCTAAGCTTGCTCAATTGTGGGCTGGAGCTAACAAAACTAAGCAATTTTATGCTAACGTGGCATGGGATATGGTTAGTCAGGGTTATGCATTTTCTGCATCTGGCGAAAGCGCCTTTGCTGGTGTTGGTGAAGGTGTAGGTCAAGCTATAGGAACAAAGATGCTTGGTAAATTAGGCGTTACTAATATATTTGCAAATTTCGCTGTTAGACTTGGAGCAGGTGCTATTACTGAATCACTAGCTGAATATACCGGTCAGTTTACAGAAGAGATGTTTAAAGAGGGTAGTGATGTTCAAAAGGCGTGTGAAGCTACTTTTGGCAAAACTGCTTCTGAAGGAGTTGAGAAATTAGTTATAACATTACTTGTCGCTGGATTTTATGGTGTTCCCGGAGCTGCTATGGGTTCTAGCACGAATGGAGACGAAGGATCTTTCCTTTTTTGCACAAAGGCTATGGAAGAGATTAGAAACTCTGACTCAAAAAGCCCTATTGTTAAGTACGCGAAAGAGAATGACTTTACCGTTCCAGCTACAGAAAAAGAGATATCTGAAAAAGATGAAATATTAGCTAAAAAAGAGGCTGGAGAAGATATTACAGAAGAAGAAATAGCTAAAGCTGAGCTTGTTGAGGAGAAAATAATATTCCAAGAATCAAAAGAAGGGGCTAAGTATGACCCTGTTATTTCTACTGAAACTGCATCTTCATTTGATTTCTCTGATGGTATAACTGCTGAAGCTAAAAAAGAAGAAGCTGTTGCTCCCGCTGTTGAAGAAAAGAAACAATCAAAAGCTGAGCAAAAAGGAACAAAGGTTGTTGGAAATGCAATCGTAGAAACTCCTACCACTGTTGTTAAGGCAACAGAGAAGAAAGCTCCATCAAGAAAAACAGCTACTAAGACAACAGTTAAATCTGAAAAAGTAGAAGCTAAGCCTGCTCCGGTAGTTGAAGTTAAGGCTCCAGAGATGAAGGTCTCAAAACCCGAAGGATTTACTACAGCTCTAAAAAATCTTGGTTATTCCGACAGTGATATTAGTTCAATGACTATTGAGCAGCAACAAGATATTGCTATTAAAAAAACAGAAAAGCCAATAGTAGAGAATACTACTAAAGTTGATTCTGTGAAAGAGAATATTAAGCAAGAAAAAATAGCAGAGGCTCAAAAAAAGATAGATGAACAAATAGCCGAAGATGCTAAAGTTGAAGTAAAAGAAGAGCCTGTAAAAGAATCTCGTAAGATTCCAAACAGAAAAACAACCACTAGAAAAACGGCAACTAAAGTAGATGTCGTTAAAGAAGCGCCTAAAGTAGAAGCGCCTAAAGTAGAAACTAAAAAAGAAGAGAATGTTGCTAAAGAAAAGCCAGTTACCAAAACACCAGATCCAGTTGTTGAACCAGTCGTCACAGAAGGAACTACAGGAACCGAAGACACTGGAAGAACGGAACAACCTGCTACTGAAGTGGAATCAGGAAAATCCGGCAATAAAAAAGTTCGTCCAGTTATTGGTGAAAGGAAATTATCAACAAAAGTAAAAAAGGAGCCGGTAGTTGAGAAAAAACAAAAACAACTAACTCCTGATCAGAATAAGTCGGTACAATCGCTAAGTAAAGAACAAGTATCTAAACTAAGAAAGAAGCTTGGAACAAAAACAGATACAGAGAGTGGTAAGCAAGTTCAAAAAGACTTTGCTGCTGCTGGTGGAGATGTTAATGATTTCATAGCTGCTGTTGAAGAGATAGAAAGAGAATCTGTTCAAACCTACGCTCAAATAAGAGCTGAGTTTGATTCTGTATTTAATGAAGCTGAGAAAGCTAGAAAAGAAGGAAAGTCTGACAAGGCTGTAGAACTTTACAATAAGGCAAAAGAAATAATGCCAGATCAGTCTGAAAGGATTGATGTTGCTATTGATGTTGCTAAATCAGAGGTGGTTGATGCTAAGTCAATAAAACTTAAAGAAGAGGTTGCTGCTGAAGAAGCAGCTGTTGCTGAAGAAGAATCAGTTAAAAGCTTGGATGATGTTAGATCTAAGCTTATTGATAGTGAAGTAACTGCTACTGCTTCTAATAAATCTGGTGACAAAAGATCTGTTTCTGGTAAAATATTAAGCGTTAACAGAAAATCTAAAGGTGGTGGATACGAAGTCCTTATAGATAATGGAGATGGTAGATCAGCAACTAAAGCCAAATACAATCCTGCTACTGAAGAGTTTACTATAATTCCTCAAGAGAAAGGCGATGAGATTTCAAACAAATCTAATTTTGATGCCAGTAACGAGAGAAAGACTAGACTTACTCCAGAGCAAAAAAAGAAAAGTCAAGAAAAGGTAATTCAAGAGCTTAATGATAGATTGTATTCTTCATCTCAAGCTAAGTATAATGAAGATACTGAAGAGTTTATTCTAGACAAAGATGGAAGTCAGATTGCATTAAGTGTTAATGATAAAGGAGTAGTTAAGGGTGTTAAGCGCGAGTTTAAATCTTTGATAAAAAAGATAGCTTACGCTATGGTCGAGAAAGCTAATCCTAAATATATATCTGATTTGTATTCAGAGTTAAATGGATTAATAAAAGATAATAGCTCAAGATCTGACATCAAGGTTAAAAGAAGCCTTAAGCACATGATTGAAGAAGTTAGTGAAAATGAGGCTGAAGTTGAGATAGATGTTGACTTAGAGGCTGAGAAAGCTGCTAAGAAGGTAGATGCTGTTGTTAAGAAAGATTCTAAAAAATCTGAAGCTAAAAAATCTGAAGCTAAAAAATCTAAACAAACTGGAAATAAAGAATATGATTCAGTTGTTTCATCTTTAGATGAAGTAAAATTATCTGTTGGTAAAAGGGTTATTAATTTCGTTAAAGAAATGAAGCCTTTATATGTTTCTATAAAAGCGCTACACGAATCTGGTAAAATTACAGATCAAGAGTATGCGGCTCTTATGGATGCTTATGCAACAACTTCAAAATCAGCGACAGCTGGAAATAGCAATATTAAGGCTGAAGAGTTAAGAGCTGCCAAAGAAGCTATTGGTTCAAACAAGCCTACATCTGATGACTCAATGATTGATGATAATTATCAGTATGCTGAAACTCACGGACAAACTCAAGGTCAAACTAGAGGTAGAATTGCGCCGGCGTTTGTAAAAATTGAAGACCAAAGAAATTTCCTTAAAAAAGCATGGGATAAGTTCAGAGGTAAAATGAAGAATAAAACAATCTCTGATATAAAAAGAGATTTAATAGAAAAAACTAGAACAATTGTTTTTGAACAAGAGCTTAAGCTTACCAAGAAAGTAGATGAAAAGAGAGTTAAGGTAACTCCAAGATGGATTGGTGTGTTCAAGAAATCCGCAAACTACATCGTATTAAAAGGCAAGAACGACTTAAATACACTTATTCACGAGGTTGGTCATGCCATTTCTTACAGATTCAAACTTAATGACGCTATATCTTCTGGAGCTTATGATACTGAGCTTGCTAAGCTTTGGGATTTTGGCTCTAGACCGCCTGCTACTAAAAAAGTAACTGTAGGTGGCGTTGTTAAATCAGTTAAGACGAATGCTAATGATAAATTGCAATACAAGAGAGAAGAAGGTATTGCTGAATTTATAAGAGCTTACTCAGTAAACCCAGAAATAGCTAAAGCTAATTTCCCTGCCCTTACTGCATTATATGAATCTAAGGTTTCTGCTGACGTCAAGAAAGCTGTGGCTGAATTTGGTTTTGATTTTGCTGTATTAGACTCTCTTCCTCAAGAAGAGTTAATGGAGTTGCTTTATAATAACCAAGCTTACGTAGAACAGTACCTACAGAGAGACAAGTGGCACAATAGAGTTATAACCAAGACTAATGGAATACTTAATGGAATTCGTGATGTTCTTAGAGGTAAGGGTGAATCTAGGGTTAACGACAACAAAGGAAGAATATCTATGGGTTGGTGGACTTATCTCCACACATCTGTAGCTGAAAAAACAGGAGCGCTTGGAGCTACAGTTAAATTTATGAAAAAAAGAGGTGTTGAGTTTCTAGCCGGAAACAATCCGTACACCTTGATTCGTAATATGTCTAACTTTTCTCAAAACAGATTTAAGAATTTAACATCAATGGGTCTTGTTGATAAATTTGGAAACAGAGTTATCACTAAGTCTGGTAATTTAATGAACTTCAAGTGGTTGTTTGAAGAGATGGGCGGAGGTGTTAGTAAGATATCAGACTACGTTTCAAGCTATTTGATAGCTAAAGGAGTTGTGTATGAGATCGACTCTAAAGGAAATATAGACATTATAACTAATAAGCTTGGCGGAAAATTCACCGATGAAGTAGTTCGTAAACAAATAGAGGTAATAGAGGACATAAAAAAATCAAATCCTGATCTACATAAAGTCATAATTGAGTCTGCTAGTAGATGGCAAGAAATGGCTTTACAGACTGTTAAATATAGATACGATAAAGGATTGATTACTGAAAAACGATACAAAGAAATATCAGAAGGTCAGGATAACTACGTTGCCTTATTCAGAGATCTTGAAGAAAGGAATACTGATGTCATTCGTAAAAAACAATCAACTCAAAGAAAGGCACAAGAGGTTCATAAGAGAGAAGGAAGTGAAGAAAAGATAGAGAACCCATACGCTAGCTTACTTGAGCTTATAATGGAGTCTTACTATGAGGGAGATAGAAATCACGCTATATCGTCTTTTGTTGGTGGATTGAAACAGTTAGGTGATAAAACTGGAGGAACTGAAATATTTACTGAGCAGCATGATGGATTAAAACCTATCTCTTATTTTGAGAATGGTAAATTTAAAACTGTTTTTGTAAGTGAAGACATAGCTTATGTCATAGATGCTATGAATTCCCCATCTGTTACCGGGAATCCTGTTGTTGATTTTATAGTTGAAGTTATTAGTACAATCACTAATAAGATTCCAAAAGCATTCCTTACTTCTACCCCCGGATTCTTGAACAGAAACATCATAAGGGATACATTCACTCGTCCATTTGTATCAAGATACAAGAGAGATACTGGAGATATAAAAACTGCTTTCTCTGAAACAGCATCTTTACCTAAAGAGTTTCTTCAACACGTTAGAACTTCTATAAAGATATCTCAGCTTAAAACAAAACAAAGAAGCGTAGGATTAACTCCAGATGAAAAAGCCAAGCTATTTAAACTAGAGAAAAATGTTGCCGATTCAGATGCAAGTATTTTAGAGCTATATGGAGGAACAATGTCTGGATGGTATCACAGAAGCGCTAAGAAATACTATGCTGTATTAAAAGAACTTCAAGATGAATTTAAGCATGACGGAAGAAGTGTTTTGTTTAAATTTGGAGCTAAGGTTACACCCGGATCTATAAGAAGAGGTTGGCTTGGAATGTTGTCTAGCGCTGAGAACGTTAACAGGATTGCTGAGTTTAAAAAAGTATTTGCTATTGAGTACAAGAAAAACTACGAGCAATTCATAAAAGAAGGCATGAATGAAACAGATGCTGAACTTCACGCTACTCACCACGCTAGAACTGCTGCTGCTTTTGAAGCTAAGGATTTAATGGACTTTACTGTAGCCGGGTCTAATATGGGAGTATTGAATAAATTATTCATGTTCAATAACCCTTCTATACAAGGATGGAATAGATCAGCTAAAACTTTTACCGGAGCTGAAAAAGGTGGCAAAAAAGCTGCTTTGTCTAGAATTTTAGGAAGATGGGTTATTTGGTCGGCTATAGCTACAACGGCTGAAGCCGCATGGTCTGCTGCTAATGACGATGATGAGGAGCTGTATAATCAACCCGGATATATGAAAGACACTTTCTGGTCTTTTAAAATAGCTGATAATAGCTGGTTCCGGGTTCCTAAGCCATTTGAATATGGTATGCTTTCTTCTATTATGTCTAGAGCTTATGCATCAGCTAACGGAAATGAATATGCTTGGTCTGGGTTTGGTGAATCATTGAAAGCTATGCTCCCTCCGTTCTTTCATCCGGGAATGTTATTAGATAATCCTATAGCTCAATTATATACAGGTAGAGATGAGTTTAGAGGACAAGATATTATTCCTTCGTACGAAAAGAATCTTGATGTTAACTTAAGAAATACTAAATATTCTTCAAGCTTCAGTAAAGATTTTAGTGAGTTTATTGGAGTAGATCCTAGGTATGTGGATCAATTTACATCTAAAGCTTTCTCTGATTGGGGAAATATGTTCCTTAATGCCTACGAGACTATTAATGATGAAGATGGCGATTATTTTGAGCCGCTTGAAGTCTTAAAAAAGAAACACACAGGTTTAATTACAGAGTCTCCTACTAAAAACTCAGCTACATTCCAAAAACTTGACCAAATAATGAGAGAGAAGGGAATGAAGAGTAATAATAAGGAGTTTGATGAGCTTAACAATATATACAAGCACTATAAGGAATCTGACACTGATGCTCAAAAAGATCTTTATGCTGAGAAGTATAGAATTGAAGCTAATAGATTGATTGACAGGTTTGAAGCTATAATAGCTAGAGAGGGTAATTTGAATTCAATTGGTGGAGCTGCTACTGAAGAGCAAAAAGAGCAAGAAAAGAAAGCTGAAGCAAATTCATCTAACTCAAGAGGAGGTAATAGAGGCGGAGGAAATAGAGGCGGTGGCGATAGAAGTAGGTCTAGATAAAAATAAATAAAACCAGAAAAGCTTTTTTTATAAATTAAATTACTATATTTGTCTCATGTTTCAAGCGGTACTAGATTTCAGTTACGACCAAACAGAACAAGCTATATTAATAGCTGACTTAACCGACTATGTTGCAAATGGCGAGCCGGAACACTCTTTAGCTAGGTTCAATCAGGACTCTTACTACATGGTTAGAATCGAGAAACCCGATTCAACTGTTCATGTAATTTCAAATCAACCCGGCGCTGATACGGCTATACCTTCAGCAAGTCTAAATATATTAGACACTGCATTAGTTTTAACTGATTCAGATCCATCAGGTACTTATTATGTAAACTTATATTCAGTTCCAGCGTGGTCTGATGAAGAGTCTTATGGGTCTGCTATAACTGGAGCTGATACAGTTTTCTATCAAAATACATTATGGCAATCAGTTAACGCATCTGTTACATCTACTCCTGCTGTCGGGAATCCAGATTGGGCTATAAAAACACGCAGCACTCTTCAGAGTAAGTATCGTTCAGAATCTGAAGGCTTTCCTGTTACTATAGAAAGTCCTGTAGCAACAGGTAGATTTGCAACTAGCTTTGTCGATTTAGATGGCATACTTAACGTTACTGTTGATGATGAATGCTCTCATATAGAGATGATTGACAGCTCAACTTATGATAACGGTGAAGTTGGTCACTCAAGATCTGATTTTTCTGATTATAGATTCATAAGAATAACAAAACCAACCGGAGAGTATTACTATATGTCATCAATTGCTTTTGATGATTTAACAGTAGATCAATCAATATTCCCTGCATCATCTAACAACGACTCTTTCTATTACCTTCTTGATCCAGATGTAGATAAAGATGGTGTTTATATTTTCGATATGTGCAATTACCCTACTTGGGGAGCTGGATATGCTTACGAAACTACAAATACTGTGATAGTTTTCTACAATGGAGAGTTGTATAAATTACTACAAAATTCTACCGGCAATCTTCCTGATGAGGTTGATAGTGTTTATTGGGAACTTTATGAGTTAACAGATCCTGCTGACGAATACCTTACAAGATATTGCACTTGTGCTAAGATAGCTGTATTATGCTTAAATACTTACAAATGTTATCAAGAGCTAACTAGAGATGCTTTCTGCGCTATAAGTGAAGACTTCTGTAATGATGACGTTCTTTGTAAAAACAAGAAGCTACTTAATACTATAAAGCTAAGAATACTTATAGATGAAGTAGGATACGCTGTTAACAGAAATGCTTGGCATGAAGTTGTTGACATATTTAACCTGATTTATAAAATCTGCGGATGCCGATAATTGATGGTATAGAAACCGAAGTAGCTAAAGCTTATATAGCTAAAAAAGTTAGCCGTCTTGCGCGCGCTGATGTTTTTGGCTTGGGTTGCAGAGACAAGTGGGCTGACGTTATGGCTAGATACATCATAGCTGATATGATAGACTGTACAGGAATGGTAAATCTTGGTAAATGCGATCAGGATTGCCTTATTGGTAAAATGACTAAAGGACTTAATAACTGCTGCTAATGGCAAATTGTGAAAATTTTAAAAGACCAAGACAATTAGGATTATCTATACATACTAGCGATGTTTCGTTGTATGATGGATCTAATTTAAACTGCGTTGATCTACCTGCTGGAGCCGACTTAAATGATGTTATTGAGGCATTCGGTGAAAAATTCTGTGATTTAATCACGCTAATAAACGCTGCCGCTACACCTGCTCCTGCTGTTATTCCAAACGACCCTTGGGTTGATATGGATGAAACGGCAATGACTCTTGTTACTTGGGCTGGAACTGCTGTAAATAATAGCACTACAATCGACATGACTTACAAGATAATATCTGAGGATGCTGTTGTAATTAAAGCTCAGATCGTTTCAAACGTAACTATTGATGCATTAACAGATTCAGTTAACCTGAATTTTAGATTTCCTGCCTTTGGTGGTAGCAGTTGGTTTGCTGGAACAAAGCTTATAGATCCTATGATTCAAAGGGTTCCGATTGCTATATTTACATCAACAGCTACTACTGAGATACCTAATGGTGTTGGTTGTGCTGTATTTTCAACAACTGCTGGATTAAACCTAATCAGCATAGGGGAAACTAACTTACAAATGAAGAATGGTAGTTATATTATAAATGTTCACTTTGAATGTGTTTGCAAATTAGCTTAAAAAATTAAAAAAGATATAAAATGGGATTAGTACAATACAATACAGACGGCAATGGAATGGTTATCGACGGCGTTGCTTTAAAGAACGGAACAGTTGATGTTAATGGAACTGCTGGTGGTGTAAAGTTTGATGCCGATGGAGATACGTATTTTGAGGCAACTACAGATGATACATTAGATATGTATGTTAATGGTGCTAAAGATTTTTCTTTAACCTCTGATACATTCAATATATTAACTGGAAGTAAGATTCAAGGATCTGGATCATGCATTACTCCTAGCGCTCCTATTGCATCTGAGCAGAGAATTTCAGGATCTGGAGCAATCACAATCACTGAGTACTATAGTGCTGTTACATCATTAGGTGCGGATGCTATCACACTTATTGATGGTGTTACTATTGGTCAGATTAAGAAAATACATTTAGTTGTCGATGGTGGATCATCTACATTGACTCCTGTTAACTTAGCCGGTGGAACAACTATCACTTTTACAGATGCTGGTGATTTCGCTATATTGCAATGGGGTGGAACAGAATGGTATCCAATAGAACTTGGTAATTCTGTAGATGGAGTGACTGCTCCTATATTAGCTTAATATAAAAAAATAAATTATGGCAGGAATTTGGGTAGCAAATGGTGTAGATGTAGCTCTTGATTGGAATAATCACATCTCGTACAGTTTTGATGGGTTGTCATGGCAGAATGTTAGCAAGGACGGTCTTGGTGTTTATTTTAAAAAGGTTAAGAAAAATACATCATCTCCTATAGCTAAAAAAGATATCTCTTATGTTATCTTACTTAGACACGCCTCTAATTCTAACGTCAATCCAGCTCTTGAGTTTGATTTAGCTGATGTACAGAATCAAGGCACATGGTCTAACTCAGCAGCCGGCGTTCAGGTTGCCATGAATGATATTACTACTTGGCTTGGTGATGCAAATTTTGACACATCTATTACTGATATTGACACTAATATTAATCTATTAACAATAGGAGAAGATCAACCTCACGTTTCTGGAGATCACGGTATAATGGCGCTTGCTGTTAGAAATGACTCTTTAGCTAGCTTTGCCTCAACAAGCGGTGATTATTCACCTATAGCTGTTGACCAAAAAGGAAGACTTATTACAGTTGGGGCAAATGGTTATGTTGAGACAAACATGACTCTTGATACCTCTGCATACGTTTCTGGAGATGTATTGACAGATACTGTAGCCCTAACATCAATACTAAGTGGAACCAATGGAACCGGTATTCTTCAATCTATAACTATATTAGATAAAGACAAGCAATCGCAAGGTCTTGATATTGTTATACTTAAAACAAACGTTTCTCTTGGAACAAAGAACGCTGTTCCGAATATTACTGATACAAATGCTGAGGAGATTCTTGGTATGATTAGAGTTGCTTCTGGAGACTACTTAGATGTTATTAACAGCACTGTTGCTACAAAGAATAACTTAGGTATTGGTGTTAAGGGAGACGCTTCTGATACCATATACTTGAGTATGATATCAAGAGGAACTGGAACATATACTGCTAACGGATTAAGAATTATTGTCACTGTTATTCAAGACTAACATGAGTCAAGAGATCTTAAATAAGTTGAATGCTATTGAATTAGGTCAAGCTAGACTAGAAACAAAGATGGATTCAGTTCTAGAGCATAAAATAGACCATGAAAAAAGGGTGCGCACGCTTGAAAAAAAGTGGTACACATCTATAGGTGCTGTTTTTATAGCTATAACAACGGCTATTATCAATGGCATAAAGTTTTTGTTTAACTAAATAAATCAAGTATTCTTGCCTGTTTGGTTTTAAATAACTAACTTTGACAAAAGTTTAAGAATAATAATGCAAGCACCGAAGCCTATATATCCGAAAATAAGGAAAGATGGTACTACGTTTCCAGCTAGAAAGACAATTGATTTTGTTGAAGGAACCAATGTAACCATAACCGCTACTGATAGTGAAGCAAACGATGTAACTACAATCACAATCGCTTCAAGCGGAGGTGGAGGCGGAACGGGTAGATCTTATTTTCCTTCAGGTTGGGGGTAATTAAATTTAAAACACTTAGTAATGAGTAAATCAAACACAACAGAAAACGATACATTAAACGCTATTCTAAGAGCTGTAGATCCTTCATGGAGAGCTAACGCTAATAGATACATTGCTTTGTATACAGCAGATCCGGGTGAGGCCGGAACAGCTACAACAAACGAATGTGCTTTTGGTGCGTATGCACGAGTAGCTGTAGTTGCAGCAACTGGCTTTACAGCAGCAGCTGGTGGATCATCAAGTAATACTGGGCTTATTCAGTTTGTTGAATGTTCTGGTGGATCTGAAACTGTAACTCACGTAGCAATAGTTGAGACAGCTTCTGGCGCTGGTCAGATTTTCTACAGTGGTGCATTAACTGCTCCTCGTAACGTTTCATCTGGTATCCAGCCACAATTCGCAATTGGCGCTCTTGTAGTAACCGAAGATTAATTTATGTATAAATGTAGTAGATGTGGAACTTTAGCCCTTGTGGTTAAGGATAGTCCGATAATGAGAGGATGCGACTGTTTTGAAGAAGTAGAGAGAGATCCTATTTCTAAATTTGAGAAATTCTGCGCGTTCTTTGGAAGAAAATATTACCGGTTAAAAAGATGTTCAATAGTTACAGATATGTCTGCGACTGCTCAGGGAACAGGTAACTGTAAAATGTAATTACGATGTTTAAGTCAATAGGAGAAGTGGTAGATGCCGAATTACAAGGCAAAACTCGTACCTATAACTTTCGTAAGATTTCATCAGCTTCTTATCAATCTGGATGGTTCTTTGATTTATCATCAGCTTCTGGAAATCCTGTATCTAAATATTGGTTTGACGCGCCTCCTCTTGTTGCAAAAGCTGTTTACCAATCAACTGATGGTGGATTATTTCACGGCGCAAATGTTTCTCCGAGTACTAAATACCTAAGAAAATTATCATTATTAAATAACCAAGGAGGCACACTTCCAAGCATGTTGATACTAATGGATTACTTATTATATTATCCTACAATTGAAGATGGAGTTTTAGATCCTCAAGTATTTGACAATACAGTAACTCTTCCGAGATATACAGATGGCGAAGGAGTAATGGCTATTGCTGTTTCAATAGCTACAAGATCTGGCGGAGCTGGATTTACAATTAATTATACCAACTCCCAAGGTGTTGCTGGTAGAGTAAGTAATCCTTGTTATCAAGTTGCGGCAACGGGAAATAATACACTTCTTGGTTCAATGGCAACCGGAGGATCATTAACTCAATCAGCTTCTTATTTTATAAGCTTACAAAACGGAGATACAGGTATAAGATCAATTGAATCAGTTACAATGCTTGGAGCTGATACTGGATTATTTTCATTAATTTTGGTAAAACCTATAGCTGAGATAGTAATAAATAACTCTGCTGCCCCATTCGAGAAAGATTTTTTAATGCATGAAGGATCACTACCTATCATAAAAGACGATGCTTTTTTAGGTTTTATAGGTAATTCATCAAACAGTTCAGTACCAACTTACGGTGGATACATGCAAGTAATTTGGGATTAATAATTTAAAACGAAAAATATATGCCATTCGCAAGTGGAGATCAGATTATTGAATCATTGACAAACGGACTTAGTTATAAAGCTGTTTGGTCAAAGAATACAGCACCTACTACAGCAGCTGTTGCTAACGAGGTACACACTCTTTTTAGAGGAGCAGGAAATCCCGGAGCAGATGCTATTTTTAACGCCGGAACAAACCTTTTGTTTCAAGCTGTAAAAGATACAACTACAAATGCTTCGTGTATTCAACATGGCGGGAATGTGCAGGCTGCTGGCTATACAAAACACTTAATTAATGCCTCTGCTGTAACTGCTGCTGCTACTATGGCTCCGGGCTGGTTAGTTCTTGTTGATGTTGTTGGATTCTATAGATTAACTTCTGTTACCACAACTACAGCTCAAGCTACAACAAACACACTCTCTCAGTCAGATACATTTACTGCTGATGCTGGTACAGATATTTGTACTTATACGTCAACTGCAAATAGCCCAAGTAACATCTTAACTGGAACAAGAGTTCGTTTAACAACAACTACAACACTTCCAGCTGGACTTGCTTTAGCTACAGATTATTATGTAATCAGATTATCTGATACTACGTTTAGTTTATCTACCTCTTATGCTAACGCTGTGGCAGGAACTGCTATTAACATCACTGATGCTGGTACAGGAACACACACAATTACTTGGTTACTTCCACGTTACACAAATGGAGCTGGATTACAAGCAATAATGTTCAACTCAAATGCTACTCCACTTGGGGCTGCTACTCCAAACCTATCTATTGGGTATACTAACTCTACTCAAACAGGTTCAAGGGCTACACCTACTGTATTACCAATTGGAAAAACGGCTTGTCCTAATAGTCAAATACTTTATTCTGGAGCAACAGGCGTGGGTAAATATAATTTCACAATGCCACTTCAAAGCGGAGATGCAGGTATTGCTCAGATTGACACTATTCAGAACTCAACTTCTTATGTGTCTGGAGAGTACTCAACAGCATTAATAAAAGAGTTGGCAAGAATGCCTATCACTACATTAGGTGTGGGAGCTGAAAGAAACTTCCAATTTGAAATGCCAAGTTTACCTCGCATTTATGATGGAGCTGCATTATATTGGTTATGGGTTAGTGGAGTTGCTACTCCTGTAAACTCAGCCGTTAATGGTCACTTAGATTTTGTTTGGAGATAATATGAAAAAGGAATTTTTAGAGATAGCTCAAAGAGCAATAACTGAGGGATGGGATGCTTTTAGAATAATGGCAGAATTTACCTCAGTTCAAAAAGAAATTGACGCTCAAATAGCAGAAGCAAATGGATCACCAGAAATTGCTGAGAAAATAATACAACAATAGTGCTTCTGAATAATTACATAAACAATACTGGTCTTGGTCGTGAATACGGCAGGACTAACCCGTATATGTATTTTAAAGATAGCACATGTAGGCAATTTTATGTTGGAGATCACGTAGTTTCAGGACAAACAGACAAAAGCGGATTTCCTACAGCTACAGAGCCTCCGTATTCGTTTTTAGTAGCACCTAAAGGATCATTGTTTTCATCTACTACTTTGATTAACGGAGAAGGAGCCGTAGAAGGTAGACTTGCTCAGGGGATTAATATAGCGGCTAACTTATCTGGAGTTGGAGATTTGACAGCAAGCATGAGTGTCATTATTCAGCTTGCATCAACACTTTCTGGGTCTGGAGCTTTAACTGCTGATATGGTTGGAGTAATTCAGATGGCTGCGAATTTAGCTGGAGCAGGAGATCTTCAAGGTTCGCTCAGCTTGATTACAAATATGTCTGTTGCGCTTTCTGGATCAGGAACAATTTCCGGCGCGTTATTGACAGGTATTGCAAACATGGAGGCTGAGATCACTCCATTTACAGCACTGAGTCCTGAAAGCTTATCTGCTGCTATAATGAATTACATGGTTGAAGGGAACTATACATTTGAGCAATGCATAAGACTTTTAACTGCTGTTGCCGCTGGAAAAACTACTATTGTTGATCTTGGTGGAGGATTAGCTACTGTTACTTTTAGAGATATTAATGATACTCAAGATAGAGTTATAGCTGATATGACTGATAGTGAAAGAACTACAGTTGCATTAGATTTAGATGATGTAATATAAAATCCCAAATAATTATGAGCTTGAAGAATAAATTTTACGCGCCAACTCCTGCTAAATGGAGAAAAATAGGAGATGCTTTACTTGGAGTTAGCTCTCTTCTTGGAACCTACTCAGTAGCTGATGATTGGGGAAAAGGATTAACTATTGCTATAATCCTGACTGGAGCTTTAGGTAAATTTATTACTAACCTTTTTAGCGAGTAATATGTCAAAGTATTTCTGGATTCTAGATCCCGGTCACGGCGGTCTATTAAATAATGTTTACCAGACTAGCGGTAAAAGATCTCCAATATGGAGCGACGGAACTGTTTACTACGAAGGCGTAGGAAATAGAGAAATTGCTAAAAAAGTAGGGATTGAGCTAGATAAATTAGGCATTGATTACACGTACACTGTGTTGCCTGAAGATCCTAAAGACGTTCCTCTTGGAGCTAGAATTAACTTTGTGAATAAGCTAATGCAAAAGAATAAGATGCTTCTTAGTATCCATTCTAACGCGGCTAGTTCTGAGTCAGCTTCTGGATGGGAGATATTTACTTCTCCGGGTCAAACTAAGTCTGATAAAATAGCTGATTACATCTACAAGGAATTTATTATTGAATTTAAAGACACTAAGTTTAGAGTTGATAAAGCAGATGGAGACATTGATAAAGAGAATCCCCTGTATGTTACGACTAAAAGTAATTGCCCTGCTGTATTGGTGGAGCTATTCTTTATGACTAACAGAAAAGAATGTAAGGAAATTCTTATGACAGAAGAAGGTCAGAATAGAATGGCTAAGTGTATTGTTAATGCTATAAAAGCAATAGAAAAGGAGGGTATATAATGGCTAGAAATAGATTAGCCGGAACTAAAAGAGGTAATAGTAAGAGTGCTAAATATTATCAGGAGAATCCTGAAGCCAGAGAGAATAAAAAGGCATACGATACTAAATACCACAGTACACCGGAAAGAAAAAAATATAGAGCTGTTCTGCAGGCTATAAATAGAAAAAAGGGAACACATGGTAACCTTGACAACAAAGACGAAGCGCATCAATCGAAAAACAAAACTAAGCAAGAACATTTTTCACAAAATAGAAAAGCATTAAAGAAGTTTTTTAAAAATTAAACAATTTAAGATATGACTGCAAAAGAAAAGATTAGAAAATTGTATGATGATGGTAGTGGTGTTATTAGCCCAACGAATATAGCTAAAATAGTTTATCCTGATCTTGATCCAAGAGTAGCCAGAAAGAGGGTTAGCAGATTCATTGAGAAGATAAATGCGAATGATGTTAAGCCTGAGAAAATCAAGGAGCGTAAAACAGAAGAATCGCCCAAAATAGAAGAATCGCCTAAATTTATATTGTCAGCTTGGAATCAATCCACCGGTAAAATGATGGATATAGATGAGTACTGCGAACTATACAGATTACCGAGAACTGATATAAGAGAATACAAACTTGTAACTCACACAGGAACACCGTATTACAACATTAGATTCAAGGATCAATTGCTATCAGTATCTGATGTAATGAATGTAGATTTCATTGAAGGAGTGGTTAGCAAGTATATTGGTAAATCAAAGTCAGTAAAGAAACCAGACTTAAAGAAGAAGAAAGTATCTAAGACTGTAAGAGGTATAATTACTGATATACACGTAGGAATGTCTCCTAATATTGATGGCAATTCTTTATTTGGTGGATCATGGAATGAAAAGGAGCTGATCGCTAGAATGGATGATTTCGCTAATTCAGTTATTGATAAGCTTGATTCAGGATGCCTTAATGATGTCATTATAGACGATCTTGGAGACTTTATGGATGGCTGGGAAGGAGAGACTACTAGAAAGGGTCACGAATTGCCACAGAACATGACAACAGCTCAATGTTTCGATGCTGGGGTTAGATTTAAGGTTGAGTTGATTGACAAGATTATTGATAGTGGATATGATGTCAACGTAACAATGAACAACATCTGTAATGATAATCATGCCGGAGTTTTTGGGTATGTTGTTAATTCAGCAGTAAAAAGCATATTAGAAGCTAAGTATAGTGCAGGAGTTACCGTAAACAATCACCAGAAGTTTATGTGTCATTATTTCGTTGGAAGACATTGTTTCATACTGTGTCACGGAAAAGATGATAAACATTTGAAGTTTGGATTTAAAACTGATATTGACGATAAGGGCATATCTAAGATAGATCAATACATAAAGCTTAATGATCTTTATCAGCAGGCAAGTTGGTTTGAGTTTTCAAAGGGAGATTCTCACCAGATGTTATTTGATTACTCATCATCTGATGATTTCAATTATATGAATTATCCGGCGTTTAGTCCTTCATCTGACTGGGTTCAGACCAATTTCAAGAGAGGTAATAGTGGATTCGTTATTCAAGTAATAGATCCAAATAAACAAGAGATAGATATTAGTTACAAACTTTTTAAATGGAAAAAATAAATGTGTTGCGGTAGAGGAAAATCAAAGTCTAAGAACCCGACTGATGCGGCTAGACTTGTAAGAGAAAGAAAAGTAGTTGATGGGTTTTCAGCTACTAAAAAAAGTCACCAGAATGGTAAACGTAAATAATATGAGAAAGATTGATTTTTTATACCTATTTGTTATAGTATGGATGGGTTTGTTTTTGATTCGTGGTTGTAAATACGAAGATCAAATGCATAAAAACTACAAGATACTAGAGGATTCTGTTAAGACTTATAAATCTAAGAACGGAGAGTTGATACACTACAATAATGTTATCGTTACTGACCTCGAAGACATGAAGCATTATAATGATGGTCTTCTTGTTGAGTTGAATGAGATGAAGATAAAGAAGCCTACTGTGGTAGTTAAGAATGTTATGCAGTTTAGAGTTGACACAATTTCATACGTGTTCACCGACACACTTCCTTGTGAGGATTTTACTAAGCTTATAGAGATAGATTCTACATACTATAAACTCAGCATGACTATAAATAAAGATTCGTTGATTGTTAATAACATAATCGTTCCTAACACACAAACACTTGTGGTTGGCATAAAGAAGAATGGTTTATTTAAGAAGAATGAGTATGTGTTCGCGATAAAGAATACAAACCCATATATTGTAAGCTCAGAGATAGAGCCTTATGTTATCAATGAAAAGAAAAAGTTTTTTGAAAGACCTATTGTTAATATAGCAATTGGAGCCGGATTAGCTATTGCTTTTACATTTTTGACCAAATAAACATAGACACAATCGCCGCACATAATGCGGTTAATATGTGCCACCCTAGTATTGGTATAACGGATATTCCGTAGCATACAAAGTACGAGTAGAATCCAAAACACAAAGGGCAATTTATTACCTTACTTGCAAATCTTCTAAGTGGATTGTACGCTCTGATTGTTCTTTTGATCCCGTATTTATTCCTATTCTTTATTGTAAGATTTCTTCGCAGAAACTTGAATGCATCAGACTTGGTTACTATTATTGATAGTGACGCTGCTGCTAATATTAATAATGCTATTTCCATATACTAAAAAAGCCACTCTAAGGTGGCTATATTTTTAATCAGTTAATACTAATTTTCTGAGATTGTAACTACCGTCTTATATCCGAATGTTTCAACAGCTTTCTCTAGTGTAGAGAATATATGCGCGCCTTTTCCATTCTTAGATATAACCACATTGTTTACCGGGCATCCAATCTTATCAGCAAATTCTTTGTCGCTAAGACCAGATCGTTTAATCATCATTAGCAACATTTCTCCTAGATCGTCTTTACTTAGAGATCCTTCACACCAAAATTTTTCCATAACTTTTACTTATCTAGCATTTCGTCTAACTCTGCTACAGAGTGTTCGCATATCATTTCTTTACCAGATTTCAAATAGATAACGCTCTTTGATTCATCTCCGTTGTCATCAGTCCAAGGTCTGTAGTATGATATATCGTCTTCGTATAATCTTGCTAATTCACTTGATTTAGAATTACGCATCTTGATTCTTATCTTCTTCTTTGCCATTTTGTTTTGAATATGATGACAAATATAGGTAAAAAAAATAGAGCTACCAAAAGATAGCCCTATTAATTCGTCGTGGATTAGAAATACTAGAATGGAAGATCTTCATCAACCTTAGCATTCCCTGAAGACATAGCTCCTGATTTGCTTTCATTTAATTTCTCAGAACCTCTTTTCTTTTTCTCCCACTGAGCCTTAGCTACTGAAGCTTTGATGATGTTACCACTTAGGTACGTATCACCGGCTTTAGTTTCTTTTGTCCAGCAAGAAACAAAGAACTCAGTACCATCTTCATCGTACATCTTTCCTGTATAATCAGGGTGAGATTCTTTATCTTTCTTCTTGTTCTCGAATAACTTAATCGAGTTTGGCATGATATCATACCCCTTGTCGTCTTTAATCGACTCTTTTTTATCGCTCATCTTTCTTTAATTTATTAATAAAATCTATTACTTCTGTTTTTGTTTTAAGCCAAACTATTCTAAACATGGCATCCTCTTTTAATTTCTTATATCCAAGCATCTTATACTTAAGCTTTGATGTATCTGTAGCAAATCCTTTAGTATCTACGTAGATCACTTCGCTATCGCTTTTAATAACAAAGTCAACCTTCATAAATGTTCTACGTACTGCTACGAAATTTATTCTATGCTTAGGTATTAGTTCTATTTCAACTTGAAACTCAAATTCTATATCATGTGCCTTAAGCATTTGATACATGAACGCCTCTAACTTTGAATCGTATTTTATTCCGTTTGATACTACTTTCTTGTTCCCGTACTTTGATCTCATTGTCCGTTGGTATATCCTAAAATCTTTTCAGATAATTCAATTTTAGTTACAATAAGATCACCTTCTTTTCGCTTGGCAAGATATTTTTCCTTGCCGTAGATACTTTTGTAAACATTTCCCAAATATAGTAAATCTTTTTTGATTTCCTCTATATCTTCTTCAGTTCCTGATACAATTATTTCCTTAACTACGTGTACTTCAGATCGTTTCTTGCGGTTACTTAAAGTCCAAGTTGAGAACCTTATAGGCTTTCTAGTACTCACTTTCTTGTTTTTCTTTATACCAGTGTACCTCACCGTTAACATCTACACCAAACTTAGTAAAATCAAACGATGCTCTTTCTTGAATAAGTCTAACCTTATCTTTAAAGTAGTCTGCAAGTTCCTCAAACTTTTGGAATTTTTTCCAATCACTTTTAGATAAATTCTTCTCGATTATTGCGCGCAAGAATGTTTCTCTAAGCTCAACAGTATCGTCGATATGATCCTTCAATTCAGCATCCATTAATTTCTCGGCAAGCATATCTTGAAAATACTTGTCCAATATTCCAGCAATATTCGGAGGAGTATATCCATCTCCTTTTAAGATTTTACCTAGTGGTTTATCAGGATCTGTGATTCCATTCTCACCGTTTATAATAGGATTTCCGCTCTTGTCTAGCTTAGACATATTTGACCGGTGAATCTCAAGGAAAACCTCTTCGATGATGTCTTGCATACCGTGAGCGACTATTGATCCGAATAGTATGTACATTTGATCCCCCAATGCATCAGCTATCTTCTCAATGTCTTGCTGATTACAAGCATCAATGTATTCCTCGTTCTCTTCTTTCATTAATTCATAACGAAGGTGAGATCCTTCTTCATTTAATACCGCCGGTATCTTATTCACATCATGTTTAAACACTTCGTGAAACTTCTCTACTAACTCTATTCCTCTTTTCATATTTGTTTTTTAGTTTAAAAAATAAGCTATTCTATTCGCTGTTATTAAGATATTAACTAGATAATGATTCACCAGAACTATTGTTTTCGTCTTCCGGTTTTGTTTGCTCTTCTGATTCTCCATCTTCTCCTGTGATTTCTGTAACCATTCTATTTATGACAATCTGATTCATTATGTCAAAAATAACATCTCTTGCTACCTCATCTGTAGCTATGAGTGTTAAGAAGCTCATTATCATATTGTCTCTGTCTCCATAAAAATCAATCTCTAGTGCAAGTTTGTTATCGTCACTCATTCTTGATTTTAATGAGAAGCAGGTGTCTGTTTCTTTGTTGTGATTCTCGTAATTAAAGTCTAACTTTTCGCTCATACTTCTTATTTTTGGTTGTTAAAATGGCAATGAGTCCATCTCATCGTCAAAGTCTTCAAATGATCTGTTTGATCTTATAGCTGTCGATCCTATAGGCATTTCTATTTGATCTCCTTCTGATAAATAACTCTTCTCGTCAAATTTATATTGACCAAATGTGTCTATTGGTGTGTACCTATTATTAAGCCTATTGAATTTAAACTTACATTGACCAACTTCCCCAAGGTTTCTATACTTGACCTTCTGCATATAGATATACGTGCAATCCTCTTTGTAATCCCTATACACAGTAAAACCCACATCTGTCTTATTAAAGAAGTTACTGCTACCGTTTATCTCATAAAGATTAGGCACTTCATACTGACCACCGCGTTCACCACCGCTCTCCTTCATCATCTTTTTAGGGTGAGCAACTATAATAAACAGCACGTTATGTTCTTGCTTGAATAGCGTTATCTTATTTAATGCCTTCTCAATATATTTTGTTTCACTCTCTCCTTCAAATTCATGGTTTACTGTATTCCAAGGATCAATTACTACTCCGTGTATTCCATATCTCTTTACAAGGCTCTTAGCTATGTCTAGAATCGCATCTAATGTAAACATCTCATCTTTCGGTCTAATGAAAAAGAAATGGTCTTTAATGAACTCTATTGCGTTATTCAATTCAGCTACTGACATTCTTGTTGCACTACCAGCAAAGAAAGGTTTGCCTACTATTAATTCAGCATACTTGTACACCATATAAGAAAGAGGGTAGTGTTCAGGAGAAAATATCCCGAACTTCCACCCTTCCTTCGCAGCGAGAATTACCTCAATGTCTTCTGTAAATCCAGACTTACCGTGTGACGGTATTCCGGTTACAGTATATAATCTACTTCTTTGAAACGTACATAGCTTACAAAATTCATCTCCAAGCTCCTTTAATTCAATACCTCTTTCGATTCCGCTACGGTACAGTGACATAATATTCTCAGTCTCTGAATCAGCGTAAACGATTCCTTCAAGCGGTAATTCTTCCGCCTCTTGTATCAGTCTAACAACTTCTCTGCCTCCGTATTCAAGTAACACCTCATTCGCATCCTTGCATCCTTCTGGATACTTTACGATAAAGCATTTGTCTTTTCCGAATCTTCTTATCAACTCATCTCTTAATGATAATCCAGCATCATCGTTATCTACAGCTAGATATATCTTTTCAATGTCGTTGAAATAATCTATGCAATTATCTAGATATTTTAGGTTGTTTTGATTTCTGTTGGCTCCATTTGGAACAGATATCACATTCTTTATTCCGCACTCCATAAACGTAAGGCAATCAATCTCACCCTCGGTTATAACAACTTCTTTCTCAGCTATTATTGAGTCGATGTTGTAGAATACTAATTTTGCATTAGGCTCCAGCGCGAAGCCTTTATCTTTAATTGATCTGTATTTTTTGTTCACTAGCCTGCCTTTCTCATAGTAATTGAATGTTAAACAATCTACTACATCATCTGCCTTGGCTATCCATTTTTCTTCTTGAGACAATTTTGCTTCGCGCGCAGTTTCTCTTGAGATTCCCCGGCTATCTAAAAAGTTTATCAACTCATCAGATAGCTTATCATTCTTTGTCGGTTCTATTGGTTTATATGATTCGGTTTGTGTTGAGTTCTCTATAACACACCCGGACATACCGCAGTAATGACACCGGTACACACCTAGTTCTATATTTACTGATAATGACTTGTCTCGCTTGTCGTTACGCTGATTGTTACAACTAGGGCATTTAACTTTTTGTTGTCTAGGTGAGTGCTTGACTTCTATCCCAAGACTTAATAATTTCGCTATTACATTTGCGTCAGCCATACTTAATAAACCATTTCGTTTCTACTCTTAGTCGCTCCACCGTTCTCGTTTATAAACCACTCAGCCTTAAATCCAGCCCAAGATTTAGTTACAGCCAGACTAATGCAGTCGCTAGGACTACCTCCTGACTTTGTTATCTCAGAGGCTATTGAATTGAAAGCTGTCTTTGTATTGGCTGATTTCTTCTTACTACGAACCTTCATCCAGTCGGATGCTATTTCAGAACTTACGCCCAAAGATATTAAACTTTTCTTGAAATCAAACTTTTCTACATCATCTTTATTTTCTTCTTTCTTAATTTCTTTTTTCTCTTCCCATCTTTTTCGCGCCATTGATGAGTACCGGCTTCTTTTCTCGTTAAATAACTCCATTCTAGAGTTAAGGCTATTAGACCAGATGTTAATTCCATCAGTCTCTATTAGCTCAAATGATATGCATTTCTTTATGAATTGTGTAACAGTATCTTTATCACACATCATCTCGCTAGCTATTGATTCTATTATATATCCTTTCGTTAGGTCTATCTTATAGCTCTCTTGTTCGCGAAGAATTTCTATTAATATCCAATACATACCATACCCTGCGCTACAATAATCTTTCATTAAGGCAACTATCTTTGGATCTCTTCTCGCGTTTGAATCATGTGAGAAATAGTATATATCTTTTTTACTCATATTTTGCCGGTTATTAAATACTTAATGTGTGTTGTTATTGATATTACTAATGATACTGCTAGTATAGCTGCTATCCATCCGAGCGGAGAGAACGCTAATACTAATATAATTCCAAGCCTGTCTTCCATATTTTATTTATTAGAGTTGTGTATTTCAAAATAATATCCACTTGATGTGCAGAATAATAGCGGAGACATGATGCCAGTTTCAGACCTACCAAGCTCGCTAAAATGCCTAACAGCATCGTTAAAAAGCTCTTCATCGAACACCTTATTTACTAAAGTCTTAGGTTGATTGTCCTCCCACATCTTAACACCCATCTTATCTAAGTCGTCTATTTTCATACCTACGTTTTTTTAACTAGAATATTTATTGGCTCATATCCAAGCTCAATTAGCTTTTTATCTAACGCCAAAGCAGCTTCCTTTGCTGTAGCGTATTGCTTTGAAGCTGACTTTATTATATGCTTATTAATCTGTATTGAGTAGCTGAATATATTTCCACCTCCCCAATTAGATCTAAGGCTGTACACATTCTTGTATTCAGTCTTTGTTGTCCTGTCTTTTAGTCTGCTCATGTCTAATATTTTAATTCATTTAAACTACGAATTCTTTTGTGTCCTACATTATACTTAGTGTTGTACGGAGCAGACATTAGGTATGTAAATATACCAGCCTTAGTTAACTCTTGAAAGTTTTGGAAGCTATCATCTACAAATATATCTATTCCTGATTCTTTAGCAACATCTACCTTAGATTCACCAACTCCAACGCAGTACAATTTAGCCTTTGGAAAACCGTTTCGGTCTAACCACTCTTGAGTTATTGCCGGATCAATTGATCTAGCTGTTATGTAACAGTGTGGCTCAAAATGTATATCTTCAGGATGAGTTAATACAGGCATACTAATCCAGAAAGCAGGATTATCTTTAACTTTATCAAACTCTTCTCTAATAATTGGATCGTTCCAATGAGACGGGTCAAAATGCATTATATCTTGAGTTCTTAGTAGATGTGTAATAAAATCTCCAAGAACTCCATCTATATCTAATCCAATTTTAGCTTCTTTTAGATACGAATGTGGTCTATCATCTCCTTGTGGATAAATCTTGTAATACTCAGTTAGAAATGCAGCATTACACATTACGTGAGCAGCGTGCAACAAACCTGTCTCTGAGTCGTAGTCCTCTCCTTTTTCGATCTCAGCTATATGTCGTTTCATTGAAGCTAACACTTTGCTCCATTTCATGCCTAGCTCCCAATTCCTATCGGCATACTTTTCGCTCCCTTTAGTTAGAACTCTAGCGTATTGCTCTTGCGCGAATGCCGGAACCAAGTCATATCTAACTTTTCCGGTGTTAAATCTTAATCCTTTATCTTCACTCATATAATTCCTTTTCTTTTTAATGAATTAACTATTGACTTAACAAAACTAATATACTCAGGGTTAGTTGAGTATCCAGATCTTTTCAAGAACTCATAATAATCACCACCGTTATATCTTCTGTCTTGCCACTCTTTATAAGCGCATACCGATTCCCTCCAATCATCGTACACCTTATACCCGTGCTTATTGTTTTTAGATTTTACTCCTCCCTTCATTCCGAAGAGATTGTTACGTCTTGCTGCATTATGCGAATCGTATTCCCATCCAGCTTCAGCTATTGTTTGAGCTAATACTATTTCTGTGTGTTTTATGTCGCAATAGATTATTTCGTCTCTAACTTCCTCAGTTGTAAGCGAGCAAGTTGATAGTGACAGAACCACCGCTAAGATAAAAAAAATCCTTCTACTCATAACTATTTAGGTATTACTACCTTAATAACTGAAGATGTTCCTCCTGATATTAAAGCTGGTTCGACTTGTACTCCGTGTTCATCAAATATTTCGTTGTTAATTGCGTTACGCATAAGAGACTCATAGTTCTTTAATTTCTTATTCAAGACCTCTATTTCCTCTTTTATATCTAACCAATTGTCATCATGGTCGTATGAATACTTAACAGATCCTTCAGACATTTGTAAATCAACTCCAAAGAATCTTCTTTCTGATTTATCTATCCTTAATAGATTCGCTTCAACTTTTTCCTTAAGCGAGTCAAGAACTGTATCACATACTTCTTTTAATGCCCTAGTTCTAATAAACATATCAATAGGGTCTGCGTCTCCAGAGTCAACTAAAACTAAAGCCTGAGAAGCCTTTTGAGCTATCTCAGACTTGGTGATATTCTTACTGAACGACAAACCTTTTTCTTCGTTATCACTTAATTCAGGGAATGGTAAATCGTTTTTCATGTGTTTATTTTTTTACGATTAAGAAAAAATCTCCATAGTTCTTTACATCTACTATTTCCTTTGTTGAAGGAGCTGATTTATAATAACTAGATGGTGGCGATTTCTTTGTCCATTCTGATCTTAAGATCTTAATAGCTTCGCCTTTAGCTAGCCCACTTATCTCACGTAAGAATAAAGTTCTTCCATACGTTCCGCCTACATCAATTGTTTCTACTTGTTCTTTACTTAACTTTTCCATATTTGTTTGTTTTAATTTATAGCTTCTTCTCTGTGTCTTAATTCATCCTCTAATACCTGCTTATGAAATCCGGTTGCAAACTCACCAGCTAGTATCGCTAGTATATGCTCAGTCTCTAGATCTTTTATTTTAGTAAACACTGTCTCCGGCAATCTATTTCCATATTTGTCGTAGTTTTTACCCCACTTAAGAATAGATCTACGAGTCTCGTGTTTACCATCATCTTCCACTGAAAGATCTTCATAATCGTGATTAGTAAACGTTCTTCTTTGGTAATCTAATCCACCATCAACACAATATGTGTATCCATTAGCATCTTTATGGCAAACATAGTCATGCCTGTGAAATGATTCAATCACTGTTCCATCTGGAGTTTTGATTGCATTATACAATAATCCCATCTTTTCTTTCTTTTGTTTCATTAATATATCTTCTAATTAGGTTAAAAATAACTTTTATATTCGTAAATTTAATATTGTTGACATCTCTATGATGAATAAACGCCACTGTGAATCCATGATTTCCTTCAAACTTTTCAGTCACCTTTATTCCATTCACCTTGTCTAAGTATATCCAAGGATAGTTTGCGAAAAGCTCAATCTCTATTCCTATTTTTTTTAACCTTTTTACTAAGCTCTTGATACTTTCCATCTTAAGGTTTTAATTGTATGTATCGCTTGTTTACTTCTTTTTTAAACGCATCAACCGTATCAGTTCCAAGTCCAAGATCAACAGCTCTTTTTACCATTGATTCAGAGTTTTGTTTTATCTCTTCTTGTGTTGATAGTGCGTAAAGATCTGCAACTAATTCCTGATATTTATCAATACCCTCATTTACAGCATCGTCTTTAGGTGCAACCTCAGCTGATTCAGCTTTATTTGAGCCTCTAAGTTTTTTCTTCGTGGTTAAGGCTTTTGCATTTCCTTCTGATGTCTTGACCGTATCTGGCCTGTTGTCATGTGAATCGAAGTCAAGCGTATTATCAGAGATGTCATAAGCATCCATTAACATGTAACGTTTAGTGTATGTGCTACATCCACCCATTTGCTGAGTTTCATTAGTTGCCTTAATTGAAGGCATTTTTGTACGCATTATAGATACAACGTTATCACCAGTATCAGAATCAACTATTGTTAACTGACCATATATGCCAATTTCATCCTCCATTAGAGAGAATAGGTTAACAAGACCTGTCTCTTGGCAAGCCATATCAACCAACGATGTTATCTGATCAGGAGTGAAGTAATCGTACTCACTGTATTTATTTCTACCGGCGCGTTTTATTGGAGCTTCCTTAATTATTTTTCTAGCGCGTAGAATCTTACTAAAAATATTTGACACTTCTTTTGTTTCTTCCATTTTATATTATATTTGAAATTGTTTCCTCACTTACTCCTAGAATCTCTCCTAGTATTCTTCTCACAGCTCTATTGTTTGGCTTATGTTTGCCTGTACACCACTTAGAGAACGTGCTTTCATTGCATTGAATTCCAGCTTCATTAATCTTCATTCTTACGTAGTATTTAAGAAGTCCTTTATCCTTAATGAGATCTCCTAGATTTTTATTACCTTCCATTACTTATAGTCTAGTTTTTTAGCTAAGTCTCTATTTTTAGCAGTTATTTCAAGATCTCTATTTCTCATTGATGTGAAGTTTCTTTTTAGCTTTTCATTGTTAAGTCTATACTCGTAGTAGTTACCGCTTTCGACGATAGTGGTTGAGATGTGATTTGCCTTGTCTTCACATAGATAACACCATGCCTCCTCAAATCTACCGGCATCCATCAATAGATATATCTTTTCTCTTTTATAGAAAGTTGGGTGACCCTCAAGATAATCAAGTCTTTTAAGGCACTCTTCATCTACCTCATAACTTCTCCGAATATATTACTTGCTTTCTTACTAGATGAATCTCTAGATAAGAATGGAATAAACCTAGCTCTCATTGTAAATTTGTAATGAGTAAAAGCCTTACCTAATAATTTTTGATTTTCTAATAGATGGCTATTTTCAAAGCCTGACATTAGTGTTCCGTACACAAATACTCTTTCCATAATCCTTTTCGTTTTGCAAACTTACAACTTTTTTTGTTAAGTAACAAGCTTATCTTCCTAAATACCTACAGAATTTTTTATAAGGTATCGTATAATACTCATCACCAACACTTAATCCATTCTCGACATTGTAATAAGAATTTATAACAGTTACGTGATCTCTGTTAAATGTTCTTCCGATCTCCTTAAAAGATGTGCCGAGTTGTTTCTTAAGTTCAAAATAAATCAAAGCCCGGCCAAGAACGTCTTCCTGTTTTTGGCTAGAGCTTTTGATTTTCGAGATAGGTCTACCAACAGCTAACGCAGCTGCTTTAAATAAACTTTCTCCTTTTCTTTTAATATCAATGAAGTATTTCAACTTAAGATAAAGGTATTTATAATCAGGAGCAGACTTACATATCTCTCTTATGATCATCTCCTTCATTCCTGAAGCATCTAAATCTTCTTGAGTTTTCATTATTCGTTTTCAATTAGTGTTATTTTTACGTTTTCCATGAAACCCTCCTCTGTCATTTCCTTAGCGGCTTCTCCGGTGTGAATTTCATCTCTCATTTCTTTGAAAGCTTGACTTTTATAACAATCCTCCTTTGTTTCAAACTCTATAATCATCTTCATTTTAAGCATATATTTGTTTTTATTTGTTTAACATTTTACCGTACTCTTTATGGATCTTCCTAAGAGCGTTCTTTTTATTTAGCGCGTAGATATACAAACACCCTTTCTCTACCTGAAGTTTTGCCTCAGTCTTACTGGATGAAGTTTCTGCGTCAAATGATACGCTTCTAACTATTTCGGCTTCTTGTATAGATCCATCTTCTATTTTATACCGGAACATAGTCATTCCGTTATGTGGTTTTTTGATCTGACCTATCCATTTTATTTCTTTCTGATCGTTCTCAACTTCGTGCTTCTCGATCGCTACTTTGTTTTCTAGTTCTTTCATTGTATCTTTTTTAGGAATTTAACAAAACATCTTAGGCAAAACTCTTCAAGCAACATTCCTGAATATTTTGACGAATTAGAATACTCTTCTACTATGTTTGGTGATAGTGGTTCACGTATCTGCAATGAGTGTATAACTAGCCCATTAGCGGATGAAGATAAAATACTCACCGTATATCCCTTCGATACAATATCCCTGTATAATCTAAAGGCAATATACTGCATATCATCCTCTTTTGACTTATAATCATATCCCATTAACTCATCTGCTTCTCTTATTATCTCTTTTGTTGTCATAGTTTAGCTATTAGGTTATTAAATTCTCTTAGGTATCCGTTAAATAAAAAATCATTTGATTGAATAAGAGCATCAACTCTTCTTAAGTTGTGGTACACAGTAGTCCTTTCTAGCCCGTATCTTTTAGCCATTGACTCCATTTTATTAGGCAATGATTTAATCCTACGTAGATGATTAAATATAAGATACCTAGGGTATATTCCATCTCCTAGTTTTTTCTTCTTTAATGAATCCAACCCTACTCCGCAAGACTGACAAGCTATTTCTTCAAGCTTATTTATGTCTATATCTACAAGTATAATATCTCTTATTGCTTGTTTATACCCGTATCTATAGCCTTCTTTTCCGTTAGTTGATATAAACTCTTCGGATGATTTATTTATCTCATCTTCTGTTTTCATACTTCTATTTTTTAGATTCGATTACATGAATGATGTATTGCTTTTCTTCTTCACCAGCCATGTCATTAACTTGAATATTTGAAACAAACATTTCAAGACGTCTCCAGAATGTAGGATCAACCGCATCAACAGTTTTTGTATCAACTGGCTTAA